ACAGCGCAAGCACACAATCGTGCCTATGCCCAAATCAAACTACATAGTAGTGACAGACTTGTCATTACTCATCGGACTTAACTCATCACATAAAGGAGGAACAACATGACCGACAACATAAGCGATTTTGATTTCACATGGAATTACCGCATCGTCAACACCAAGACAGCCAACAACGGCGAGGATTGGTATTGTCTGCAAGAAGTTGTTTACACCAAAGATGGTGAGCCTAATGGTTACGGCGCACCCTGCACAGGCTCAGAAGATATGGAATCTCTCAAAGATGTGTGGCGACTGATGGAAAAAGCAATGACCTTGCCCCCATTACAAGAGGAAGATTTCGTAGAGTATGTGCGAGATGATGAGGAGGATGAAGAATGACCGAAGACGTAGTGACTAGAAAAGAAGCCATTGCAAAAGGATTGAAGTACTACTTCACAGGCAAACCATGCAAACATGGGCACGTTGACCACATAATTCCATTGCGAGGTATAAATGTGAGTGGTTTACATGTACCACAAAATTTGCGGGTAATACCTGCATCAGAAAATTTGCGTAAATCAAACAAATGGGAGGTAGCATGATTGACACAATCACAATAGAAGTCAGAGATGTATACGGCGTGACCAAGTATTACCCTGTATGCCCAACCGCCAAACTGTTTGCCAAGATAGCGAACACAACCACACTAACAGACAACACATACAAGTGCGTAACTGATTTGGGGTACAAAGTAATCGTGACGCACAAGGGGATGAACAAATGAAACTCACCTATCACGAACGGCTCACACGCATAGTCTTGCTGATTGCACTAATAGTAATAGCACTGGATTTAACAGTGTGGAGACCATAGGATCACCGAATGAGCTATCAACAACTTACACATTAACTGGAACACAAGCGTAGAACTTGTGCAATAACCAAACCGTAAGGGTAAACCCTTACATCATCACTAACTGAAAGAGAGATATGAAGTATTCAGACTTAAAACAATCCATCCTCGCTAACTTTGAAGTTAGTAACAAACTTGTGCCCCGACTCACTAGTAAACCTGGCGGCGGGAAATCTTCACTTGCACGAGATATCGTGCGTACTCTAGGTATCAGACCTGAGCGTGTAACGGAGTTTAATCCATCGTTGCGTGACCCAGTGGATATTCTAGGCTTGCCTAAAAATGATGGCAATTACTCTGTGTGGGTTCCTCCATCGGAGTTCTATCGTATCCGAGATGATGGGACAGATGAGCCATGCGCACTGATTATTGAAGAAATTACAGACGCACCTGTGCCTATGCAAAATCCGCTTTGCCGTGTCATTCTAGACAAAATGGCAGGAGAACTCAAACTGCATCCTAAATGTTACATGATTGCAACAGGTAATCGTACCGAGGACAAATCAGGTGCGAATCGCATGACAACCAAGTTAGCCAATCGTATGCAGACACTAGAGTTTGACGAGAACATTGACGACTGGTGTGCATGGGCATTGAACAACAACATTCGTGTTGACATGATTCAGTTCTTACGCTTCAGACCCAACCTATTGTCAGACTTCCGAGCAGACAGGGAAATCAACCCAACCCCAAGGTCGTGGGAGTTTGCCAACTATGTGTCAGATAAGTTGCCCACTGAGATGTACTTCACTAACGTAGCAGGTTGCGTGGGCGAAGGTGCGGCGGCTGAATACACAGGGTTCAAGCGAATCTTTGAGAACTTGCCCAACATTGACGGCATCATTATGAATCCTGCCAAGGCGGATGTGCCGAGCGACCCTGCGGTATTGTTTGCATTGACTGGTGCATTGGCTCATAGGGTATCGAAAGACAACTTTGACCGAGTGTCCGAGTATGTGGGTCGTATGCCTGCTGAGTTCCAAGTTATGTGTGTGCTTGATGCACAGACTTTGAAGCCTGAGATACGCAATACCAAAGCGTATGTTCAGTGGACTGTTAAAAATAGCAGTATGTTTATCTAACTAAAGGACTGACTTATGATGAAACTAACAAGACTGGCTGAGAAAGCCGTACTGGTCAAACTCACTACCAAGCGAGCCAACCTGACCAAACGTGACCTGATGGCTGAAGCCCATCTACAAGAGGAACTTGGCGACACTGCGTTCGTGGTTAACAAGAAATTGTTTAGGGACAAACTTAACCCCATCAATGTAATCATGAGCAAAGCAAGCGAGGTGTACACCTATCATAAAACGCACACTCTGCCTTACATTGACAAGGGGCCTCGACTTCTACCAACTACACAGTACATGGAATACACGGCAAAGATGCGTGAGCGTATAGATGCTGTTGACTCGATGATGCGTAACTACATGCCTAACTGGGACAAGTATGTACATCTTGATATTCAATCGAGAATCGCTGCTGATAATGGTCGCTCTAAGCCTGCTAAATATATACCACCAAGTCCCGATGATTACCCAACGGCTGATGAGTTTGCTCGCAACATGGGGCATGACTTAAGGTTTACACCACTGCCTGAGGCATCGCACTTCTTGTTCGACATTAGTGAAGATGATATGGCTGAGTTCAACTCAACGATGGCTGATGTGCAAGCCACTGCACGAAGCGAGGTAATCAAGAAAATGATGGAGCCTCTCAAACACTTGGTTGAAAAGTTGAACAAGCCCATCGGTACTGAGGGGCATATCTTCAGAGACTCTGCGATGGAGAACATCATCAACGGCATTGACATGGCGAAGAAACTCAACATCAATGATGACCCTGATATTACTGAGATGGCGAACACTATCGGTGAGGCTGTGTCTAAGTATTCCACTAATGTGGATGTGTTGCGTGAGTCACCCATAGTCCGGGAGCAAGCCGCCGCCAAACTAGATTACATCGCTAAACAGATGGGCGCTTTATATGGAGGTATGTAATGATTACATTCACAGAGTTAGAGGTAGTACTCATGATTGGATGGGTGGTGACAGTGTTTGCCTTCATAAGGGTAAACAAGGAATTGACAAAATATTGTCAGTTTGTAGAAATCTCCAACCATTTGATTGAGGGTATTGCAGACAAGAAGGTAACGCTGAGTCGAGATAAGGATAACGAAATTGATATAACCGTAATAGGAGAATTGAAATGACAGTGAGCAAACTACAAAAAGCCAAGGGGCATATTGTGATGGACTATCCATTCTTTGCGTCTATCTTGCTCAAACGCAAGTTAATTGAGACGAGAGAGATACCGACCCTAGGGGTGGATGGTAAAGCCAACATCTACTACAACCCTGACTTCATTGAGAAGTTACCTGTGCCACAGATAGTGTGGGGCTTGTGCCATGAGATTGGACATGTGATTGCACAGCATGCTCTGCGCCGAGGTTCACGCAATTTTAAGAAGTGGAACGTAGCAGGTGACGCATGGATTAACGACATGCTTGATGAAGCCAAAGTTGGTGAGCGTATACCTAACTGTGTTGACATGAAAGGTTCTAAGGACAAGACAACCGAGCAGATATATGACGAGTTGCCTGACAAGCCAAATGGCGGTACTGGAGGTAGCGGCACTGATGGTATCGGTGACGACATTATTGAAGGTGATAACGGCAAGCCCCTCAACCCTGACGAGGTTAAAGAGATGGAGGCTGAGATTAAAGTACAGGTCGCCGAGGCTGCCCAGATAGCCAAGATGCGCGGTAAGTTGTCATCTAAGTTGCAGGATATTGTGTCCGACATTTTAAATGTTAAGACACCATGGTACGAGATTGTCGAGAAGTACATGACTACGATGGTTGCACAGGGACAGACATGGCGCAGACCTAATCGCAGATTCACAGATAACTATTTACCAAGCGTAGATAAGTTGCCCATGATGGGCGAGGTTGTTGTCCAAGTCGATGTATCTGGGTCAATCAGTGCGCAAGAGACTGCACACTACAACGGTCACCTATCACGCATCATCGAGCAATGTAGACCTAGCAAGGTTCACGTTCTATATACAGACACGCAAGTTGTACGACACGATGAGTTTGAGCAAGATGAGGAATTTAAGATTGACTACTTCTCAGGTGGTGGCACAGATATGCCGGCAGGGTTTGCGTACTGCGATGAACATGGTATTGAGCCTGAGTTGTTCGTATGCTTGACTGACGGATATACAGGTTTCGGTGAAGCACCAAGTTACCCAGTAGTGTGGTGCATAAGTAGCGACATTGAAGCAGACCACGGTGAGAGCGTTCACTTTGAATTAAATTAAAGGAACAAGTATGAAGGTTCTGTCCCCTGAGCAAGTTCAGCAATATCAACAAGATGGTTATGTATTTCCCATAGATGTGTTCACTCTCAATGAAGTTAGCGACTTCAGTATCAAATTTGAGCAGTTCAGAACGCGCATTGGTGGGAAGATTAAAGAACAATACAACCACAAACCACACTTGCTGTCACCTTGGATAACGTCAATCGTTCGGCATCCAAAGATTCTAGATGCAGTAGAAGACGTCTTAGGCTCTAACATACTATGTTGGACAACACAATTCTTTGTAAAAGACGCAAACGACAAAGCCTATGTGTCGTGGCATCAAGATAACAACTATTGGAGGTTTTCACCAACTGATGTAGTTACTGCTTGGGTAGCCCTTACACCTAGCAAAATTGAATCAGGGTGTATGAATGTTGTTCCAAAGACCCACAAGCAAAGGGTGCAACACATCGAGACGCTTGCAGAGTACAACCTACTGTCAAGAGGTCAAGAGATTGCCGTCAAAGTTAACCCCGATGATGTTGTACCAATTGTTCTTGAAGCAGGGCAGGTGTCATTACATCACGTAATGATTTTTCACGGGTCAGAACTTAACTTAACTAATCAACCTCGTGTTGGTTTAGCCATTAGGTACATGGCTACTCATGTCGAACAAACTATTGGGGAAGACGACAGTGCGCTCTTAGTGCGTGGTGTTGATGACTTCAATAACTTTGGTAAAGAGTCAGACCCTATTGCAGAGTTTGATAAACAAGCGGTTGCTCAACATAACTTAGTTATTGACAAGCAACTTGAGATTATTAACAGGAGAAAACAAAATGCCAGCAACATATAAACGACTGAAAGAAATTTTTGACAAGAGACGTAAAGGATACACATACAAAGCAACAAACAGAGATTGTCGTGTCACACAAGACGGTGATGATTTTATTGTCACCTATCACGGATGGTACACAAGATATAACAACAATCTAGGTATCCCGCTTGTACGAGTAACACCAACAAACTTGTTAACTACATTGACAAATACAAGACGAGGTGAGAGTGACGAAAAATATTGCGTAACATTACAAAACAGAATGAGCCTAATGCTTGGCAGACTTGTATCTTCAGACAAACGAAACCATGGTAACTATGAACACTATGTTCGAATGTCAGATGGTACAAACTACTACAACGCAAACTTGCCTTTTCATGAGGGTATGCAATTACAAATGGATGACGATGGAAAAATCATAGACATCCCAGTTATAAAAGATGATATCAAAATGGTTATTAATAAAGAAATTACCCAACGAGTGAAAGCAGATACCGCAGTATTGCGTAAGTTAGTCAAGGGCATGGCTAGGATGGGTGCGTTCGATGTACAAATTCATGCTAGAGCAAATGGAAAAGTACTTGCGCTTGAAGAAGATGTAAAAATTGACCCACAAAATCCAACAGGCTCAGATGCAGAGCATATATTTATGCGAGGGTTGAACTCATCGTATGCACCTCACAGCGGTTATGTAGATGGGACATGGACTTCATTTCCAATAGAGATGCGAGTGCTGTCTCTCAGAGACAAAGCCATTAGCAATGGTTTGAAGTGGATGCGTACTGAACTTTATACCAAAGAGCCATCAGCATACATAAAGGTTAAACATGAAATACTCAAAAACTCAGATAGATAAGTATAGGGATGCGCTTGTAGACCACAACGACTGGGCAGACTACATCAAAGATGAATTCACAGAGAAGATGAACAACATTGGTGTACGTGTTGACAGGATATTGTTTACAGGTTTTTGGTCTCAAGGAGATGGTGCTTGTTTTGAAGGTAAGGTTGAAGATTGGGGAAAGTACTTATTGCGTCACGGCATAGACAACCCCATACTTACTGAAGTTGCAAAAGAATCATGGTGGTTCGAAGTAATGCACACTGGTCGTTATTATCATCACAAGAGTGTTGTATATGACTGTGCTATTTACAGACCGCTTAGTCCTTGGCACTACAAATCAAAAAACTCAGTATATGAGTTTACAGAAGCTGATAAGGAATACCTAAGAGAGGGGTTATCCGAAGCAGACGGCTTGCGATACGACGCATGGTACAACACCATGGACTTGTTTAACTTGGAGTATTTAAGCAGTATATTTGAGGAAGACATGGAAGACCACATGCAAGATTTATATCAACAACTAGCAAAGGAGTATGAACACTTAACATCGGACGAGACACTAACTGAATGGATGAACGACAACGACATCATCCCCCACGAACTAACTGAAACGGAGAATTAACATGGCATACGTAGCAATCTCAGCATCTTTTTTAAACGAAGTTAAGAGCGCAGTTCTCAAGATGCGTGACGCAGAACTTGAGAAATTAAATCAACCATCTCGTGAGTTGAAGCGAGACATTAAAGACCCTGAGATGGACAAAATTATTTGGGGCGAATACTTACATCTTAAGGCGCAACTGCCTGACAATTGGAAAGCATCGGCTGACCGTATTGATGTCATTACTAAATTTCAAGTTAATGATAAAGAACGTGATGCCGAACTAAGCATCCGAGCAATTAGCGGTAAGTTTGAGACACCATGCACCGATCATAATTCTTACTATTCGTTTAATGTCAAAGTACCTCAAGACCATCCGCTAATGGCTGATTTAGTCAAGGCTAAGATAGCGTATTACGAAGTTTATGACAGATGGGAGAAGGTAAAAGAGCAAGTAACTACGTTCTTAAGGTCTTGCAAATCCCTTAACGAGGCAGTTAAATTGTGGCCTGACGTAGCACTGTACGTCCCTCAATCATTCAAAGACCGTATGGCAGTCAAGCCTGCACGTCAAGCAACGGATAGCACTGCGCTCGATGTGTTGGCATCCATTGATACTGACTCAGCAGTTGCGGCGGCAGTTACGGCTAGATTCATGGCATCTTCAGGAGGATAGTATGACCGAGTACCAACTTAAACGCAGAGCTATTGAAAATTTTAAACATTACTGGGTAACAAAAGATGTACAAAGGAAATACCAAAGAGCGTGGATTCGCTCAATCCAACAACTCGGAGATAAATGGAAACTTGCTGGGCGTGTTGAAAAGAATGAACGCCCGTTTAGCCCGCTTGGAATCCCGTTTAGTTCAATTGATGTTACATACAGGGTTAGACCCCTACACGAAAACGTATGACGACGAATACACCTATCACGAAAAAGGATAAATCATGGCTGACTTAAAGACTGAACTTATGAAACTAAATGAACTTAAATTCGACGACGATGTGGAATCTACTGAACAAGTATCAATAGTTCTTACATCCGAAAAACCTGTAGTTGAAAAGATATGGGACTACGTCAAAGTACACCCATGGGCAACGGCAAGGGAAGTTATTGACAACCTAGATGTTATTGACCCTAACATTGATGAAAGAACAGTGGGTACTAGGCTCGTGCAGTTGCACAATGCAGGTAGGCTCAAACGAGATTCTAGGAATGGGACACATACGTATGCGGTATATGGTGATACGTACAAACGCTATGGCAAAATTAAAGGCAGACCAAAGAAGGTGGGTAAGACCACGAAGTTGAAGGCAGTGAACTTGAAGACGTCAGCTGCAGCTCAACTCGAGTTCAGTACTAAGCTGGACATTGATGAATTACTTAGTACCTTATCTGTTGTTGAGGCGCGGGCCTTACTCAATAAACTTAAAGAACTGTTTGAGGGGTAAACATGGAAGGGCTACTTTTACTTTTTGGGTTGCTGTTCCTTGGAGGTATAGTAGCCATCCTAGTTATGTTTATATTTGTGAGAGCGTTGACTAATATACAGGAGGAAGAACATGAGCGTGATGTGCGACGATGATGATGACAAATGTGACTTGCCAAGTTTTGAAGCGTGGAGTCACCCTAACCTAGCCAAGTTTGCCAAAGAAGCATACATAAAGATGCAAGAGCAACAAGACTACATTGGGCAACTACAAAACGATTTAAAAGATTCGCTTGCAGCTTGCCGTAAGTTGTTGAAAGAAAAAGCATGAAATGTCCTGTGTGCGAGGAAAAGTCAAGCATCCTAGAAACAAGAGACACCCCCATGCGATTTAGAAGAAGGAGGAAATGTAAAAATGGGCACTACTTTACAACAGAAGAAACCGTTGTCTCGCCTCACCAAATTGAGCGAGAGCAACTACAGCGTTTTGAAGAAACTAGAAACAAACGACTGGAATCCATTCGTGCGAGTAAATCCAAAGTTGTTAGAGCAGTTAAACAGACGCTTGAAGAAACCCAACCCGCAAAACCATGAGGACGCATTGCTATGATACATAACAAACTGAGAACTAAAAATGGCAAACAGAACAATCACACTTGACTTTGAAACGTACTATGACAAAGAATACAGCCTCTCAAAAATCACAACCGAAGCCTACATCCGAGATAATAGATTCCAAGTTATTGGCTTTAGCTACAAGGTCGACGAGGAAGACCCAGTATGGGTCACAGGAAGTGACGATGACATCACCCTCCAACTTAGTGCGCTCGACATTGAAAACAGTTACCTCATTGCGCACAACATGGCATTCGATGGAGCAATCCTTGCGTGGAGATATGGCATCAAGCCGAAGTATTACCTCGACACGCTCTCTATGGCGAGGCCAATTACAGGCCAAACCGTTGGAGGTTCGCTATCGGCACTAGCCAAGAAGTTCATGCTCGGAGAGAAGGGCACTGAAGTTGTCAAGGCCATCGGTATGCAACGTGAAGATTTTACTGCCGAGGAACTAGCCGCATACGGCGAGTACTGTAAGAACGACGTGGTCATTACATATAACTTGTATCAGATACTCAAGCAACACAACCCACCTAAAGAACTGTACATACAAGATATGATGTTGCGTATGTTTACTGACCCAGTCCTTAAACTAGACAGTAATGTATTGGGAGCGCACTTGACCAACGTGCAGGACAAGAAGGAAGAACTTATGAAGCGCATCAGCGTTGGCATAGGACGAGAGAACCTCATGTCAAATCCCAAGTTTGCGCAAGTGTTAAAGCAGTTGAAGGTTGAACCACCTACCAAGATAAGCGCACGAACAGGCAAGGAGACGTTTGCTTTTGGCAAAACAGACCAAGCGTTCAAGAACCTATTACTTCACGACAACCCGATGGTACAAGCCGTAGTTGCGGCAAGGTTCGGTATCAAGTCCACACTAGAGGAGACAAGAACAGAATCTTTCCTTGGAATTGCAAAGAGAGGCAGATTGCCCATCCTACTGAACTACTGGGGAGCACATACAGGCAGAGCCAGTGGCGGTGATAAGATGAATTTGCATAACCTACCTCGTGCTGGTGCGCTGCGGCGGTCAATTACAGCACCAACTGGACACGTGTTAGTAGCTTGTGACTCAGCACAGATTGAAGCCAGGGTAGTTGCTTGGTTAGCCGAGCAAAACGATTTGCTTGAACAGTTTAAAAATAACGAAGATATTTATTCGAATTTTGCATCTGAGGTATATGGGCGCACCATAACCAAAGCAGACAAGGTTGAACGATTTGTTGGTAAGACTTGCATCCTTGGATTGGGCTACGGCATGGGGGCAGACAAGTTTAAAGCCACACTCAAGGTAGGCGCAGGCGGAATATCAGTTGATGTTCTTGAAGAAGAAGCCAAGCATACTGTTACGCTATACAGAAATAAATACAACCGCATAGCCCAGTTATGGGTAACCGCAAACTACATACTAGATGGGGTTTGTAAGGGGTATCGTTTCGACAATAACCTCAGAGGTATAGTGTCAGATAGGGAAGGCTTACGTTTATTCAACAACACCATGATTCGTTACCCCGAACTGCACAAAACAACAGATGGATATGAATACAGTGGGAGGTATGGGCCTGTCAAGATATACGGTGGTAAGGTAATTGAGAACGCAGTTCAAGGTTTAGCGCGCATCATTGTGTTTGACCAAATGGCAAAGATTGACCAACTTATGCGTAAGCGTGACACACAAGACCGCAGATATAAAGTTGTCTTGACCGTTCATGACGAAGTTGTTTGCGCAGTGCCTGAGGACGAGGAAGACTGGTGTAAAGAGATTATGGTTGACATCATGTCAACACCCCCAAGATGGTGTGCAGATATACCACTGTCATGTGAAGTTGAAGCAGGAAATAATTATGCAGATACAAAATAAACCCCTTGACTTTTATAACGGTGGGGGTAATATATACACACTTCTCGACGAATTGTGCGTTCGAGGTGGAGGCCTATGAAAATTCCAGCGTGGACTTATTCGCAACTCGACAAGTTTGAAACTTGCCCTCGACAGTATTATCACGTGCGTGTTAAAAAAGATATTGTCGAACCTCCAACAGAGTACACAGTATGGGGCGAGAAAGTCCACACTGCGATGGAACATAGGATGCTCAACAACACACCGTTACCTGAGGGTATGCAACAGTGGGAACCGATTGCAAACAAACTGTATCACCTATCAGGCAACAAGATGTGTGAACAAAAAATGGCGATTGATGAAAACTTTCAACCTGCCGATTGGAGTAACGCATGGACACGAGGTATTGCTGACTATTTAATTGTTAATAAAGATAGAGCCGCAGTGTTTGATTACAAAACAGGTAAGCGCAAACCAACCAAACAACTCATGTTATATGCAGGTTATACGTTTGCTCACTACCCCGAAGTAAACATAGTCACCACAGGATTTGTTTGGTTAAAGATTAAAAAAGTTGATAGCGAAACATTTACTCGTGATGATGTGCCAATGATATGGAAAAAGTTTTTACCTCGTGTAAAGAAACTTGAATCAGCATACGAGCGTGACGCATGGATGCCAAGACCAAGTGGGTTATGTAATGGATGGTGTCCAATTAAAACGTGCGAGTTCTATAAGGACAGAAGATAATGGCATCGACTCCTGAGGGCAAAGTTAAAGACGCAGTCAAGAAGGTGTTAAAAACACGAGACATTTGGTTTTTTATGCCAATGCAAAATGGATTTGGTGTAGTAGGTATACCTGATTTTATTTGTTGTTGGAAGGGACAGTTCTTAGCAATAGAAACAAAGGCTCCGGGAAAACGAGCACAGACAACGGCTAATCAAAAACGCACAATTGAAGAAATAAAGTCTCACGGTGGATGGGCTATCGTGGTGGATGACGCTAAACAAGTAATTGAATTTTTAAATTTGGAGGGTATATGAACAAAGGTGGGCCAACAAAAGCAGCATACGATAAAGCATACAACGCAAAACCCGAACAGGTTAAGAAGCGTGAGATGCGTAATCAAGCACGTGCAGAGTTAATGCGTGACGGCAAAGTATCCAAGGGTGACGGTAAAGACGTTGACCACAAAACAATGCTTGACGGTAATGGCACTAATGCCAAATCAAATCTGCGTGTAATAGATAAAGAAAAAAACAGAGGATGGAGAAAAACAAATGGTAACAAGTATGGAAATTAAATGTTAGTAAGAACAGATAAAAAAGCCCTCATCCTAAAACTGCGCAACCCATCAAGAGTAACTACTCCGATACCAACGGCTAAGTTGGTTACTTACAATGGACAAACATATGTGGCTGTACCTCACAGACCCGATGAAGTTAAGGTGCTACGCAACCTAGGATTCAATGCGCCTGACCCAATGGCATACTATTACAAGTGGCCTGGAAGGTTCAAACCTTTTCAAGCGCAGTTAGAAACTGCTAACTTTTTATCTATGCACGACAGAGCTTTTTGTCTTAATAGTATGGGTCTTGGTAAAACTGTAACTGCACTATGGTCATACGACTACATGCGAGACGCAAAACTTGTTAAAAAAGTTCTTGTTGTATGCCCTCTATCCACGATGGAGCGTACATGGGCAGATGAAATATTTAAAACATTTCCACACTTGGATGCAGTTGTTTTATACGGTACACGAGAGCGAAGAAAGAAACTACTTAAACAAGATGCACACATATACATTATCAACACAGACGGATTAAAAACAATTGAAGACGACTTAAAAAATCGTGACGACATTGATTTAATTATTGTTGATGAGATTGCTATGTTTAGAAACGCAGGCACAGATAGATGGAAGACACTCAACACAGTATGTAATAAACAAACACAACGAAGAATATGGGCGCTTACTGGTGCGCCTACTCCACATGAACCAACAGATGCGTGGGCACAGTGCCGAATTGTTGTACCTGCAAATCCCGATGTACCTAAATACTTCGGTAAGTTTAGAGATTTGGTGATGAAACAAATCAGTCAGTTCAAATGGGTTGCACGTTCTAATGCAGTTGATGTTGTTAAACAAGTAATGCAACCATCAGTTCGTTTTGCATTGGATGACTGTATTGATTTGCCTGAGCAAACATTTGTTACTCGTGATGTAGAGATGACTAAAGAACAAAAAGAAGCGTACAAAGGCATGCTTGAAAAACTTATGGTGGAGTATGAAGGCGGTCAAGTGTTAGCAGTCAATGAAGCAGTCAAAGCAAATAAACTTGTGCAGATTGCATGCGGTGTTGCCTATGGTAAAGATGGTGAATACATAAATATCCCAAGCAAGCCACGCATGGATGTTCTTAAAGAAATCATAGAGGAATCAGAAGGCAAAGTACTGGTGTTTGTACCCTTGACAGGGGTGCTAGAGCATGTTGTATCTGAACTCCAAAGTGAGTGGAATGTAGCCGCTGTACATGGGGCAACACCTAAAGCAGAACGTGACCAAATCTTTGGCTCATTTCAAGACAGTTCATTCCCTCATGTGATTGTGGCTAACCCTGCAACCATGAGTCATGGATTAACTTTAACTGCCGCTACTACTATAGTTTGGTATGCACCGATACATAGTAACGACATCTATGAACAAGCATGCGCACGTGTTCGAAGGCCGGGGCAGACTCGCACAACAGTGATTGCTCACATTGCAGCCAGTGATATAGAACGAAGAATCTATACACGTCTAAGAACCAAGCAAAAGCTTCAAGGAGCATTGCTAGAAATAATGAAAGGAATTGAAACTGAATAGTAAAAACCCCTATACAAACCACCCATAAATCTGTTAACCTCCCATCCCCTTGGAGAAAAAATGAAACTTTCAGAATTGATAGAAAAATACGTTGAACTGCGAGACAAAAAATCTCAGATAAAAGCAGAGTACGATATGAAAAAAGGAAAGATTGACGAATCGCTAGATAAGATTGAAAGCGCATTGCTCAAAACTTTCGACACTGCGGGACTTGACAGTATCAAAACAGAATTTGGTACTGCTTATATATCCACAGTAAACAGCGCATCAGTGGCAGACAAGGATGCGTTCATGACACATGTTAAAACCAACGAAGATTGGCATCTCATGGAAGTACGTTGCTCAAAACTAGGCATTGAGCAATACAAAGAAGTTCACGACGAACTACCCCCCGGCGTAAATTGGCGTTCCGAGAGAAATGTCAACATACGTAGAAGTTAACTTAAACACAACTGGAGAATTAAACGATGAGTAATATCATCCCTTTCGAAGCTGGTTCTGTTCCTGATTATATTAGGACAGTTTCCACTGACATTAACAACGACCTGACGGCTCACGCAAGTTCAGGATTTCCTGTAATCAGCATCAAAGGCAAGAAGTGGACTGTGGTGCGCAATGGGGACAAAAAGATTCTGTCTAACCCCAAAGACCCCGACAGCCCTGCTACATACATTGATGTGGTGATGCTCAAGGTCAACAACAAAGTGTCCAAGGTGTTCTATGCCAAGGGCTATGCAGAGGGCGAGGAGAGCACGAAGCCTGATTGTTTTAGCAACATGGGTGACAAACCCGATGCAGGCTCTGAAAAACCACAGGCAAAGACCTGCGCACTGTGCCCACATAACCAATGGGGTAGCAGAATAGGCGACAACGGAGGTAAGGGTAAGGCTTGTTCGGACAGCGTTCGTATGGCTATCTCTACTCCTGAGTTAATCAACGACCCGTATCTTTTGCGTGTGCCTGCCGCATCTATTAAATCATTAGGTGAGTTTGGCAAGATACTAGAGAAGCGTGGCGGTAAACGCTTGGGCTACAACATGGTTGTAACTCGTATTGGATTTGACCCTGAGGCAACGGCTCAGAAGTTAACATTCAAGGCTATTGGTTTCTTGGATGAACTCAGCCACAATCAAGCCAAAGTAGTGGCTGATACTGAGACAGTAGCATCTATACTGGGTGCTAACTTCTCATTTGATATTGAGGCTGAAGAACCACTGCCTGAGGTAAGCCTGCCAAAAGCAGTGCCTGTAGTTGAAAAGCCGAAGGCCGAGAAGCCTAAAGCCAAGCCTGCCCCCGCACCAGTGGTAGCCACAGAAGTAGATGTACCTGAGTTAGACCTCAGCGATTTAAACTTCGACGATTGATTTTAGGGGTGAAAGCGGATGCCGTAATGGACGTAGCGAGTAGCCCCACCTTATTTTGGAGAAAACATGTCATATCAAATAGACCAACGCAAAGTCGTTGGAGTAGTTCTTGAAGCCAATGGCGCTCTCAACGATAAAGGATTCAATCACGGTGAAGTTATTTTGGGTCTTTCTGAACTCATAGGGCGAGTCATTGTTGAATCAGCCGAGACCTCTATACAGGCCGGTGAACTAATGAAAGTTGCGATAGCGCACATGGAAAAAACCATACGTGTTGGCGCAGAGGCGACGGAGAAACGTATCATAACTGGGGGGTGAGATGAACACTCTCGAATTTCTAAAGGCTGTATTGCCTGAGGAAGGATACAAATTTGTCGGGCTTGCAAAAGTAGGCACAACTGGGATTGCCCACAAAGCCTACGATTCTTTGGAAGTTATGGCGCAAGCCATTGAGTCCTATAACAAACAAGACAACTTAACTGTTTACCACGCATGCTGCGGGTATAAAGAACCGAACTACCAAACCCTTGAGGGTAAGACCAAGTTTCGTGGCGAACCAAACTGGGATAAGGCTAAGTCGTTTTGGGCAGACATTGACTGCGGACAGGATAAGTTTGACAATGGTAAAGGCTATGCTACCAAAGTAGATGCCGCTAAAGCCATCATAGGATTTTGTCGGTCTAATGGTTTTCCCGACCCCATGTTAATTGACTCGGGTGGTGGGTTACACTGTTACTGGCCTCTTACTAGAACCATCGGCCCAAAAAGCTGGAGGTTAATGGCTTCGGGTTTCAAGTCTGTTATGCAAGCCGCAGGACTTATGGTTGACCCGACTCGCACCGCTGATTTGTCGTCTATATTGCGACCAGTGGGAACACTTAACCGTAAACCCGGGAGAGATGCACGTGAAGTTAAAGTTAAAACTCAATCAAATCCAGTCAGCCCTGAGGATTTTTCAAGAGCAGTTTCTACAGCTTTGGGTAAATATCAAGTCACCCCACCTGTGGTACGAAATTCAACCCCAAACATTAACGACGACTTGCTTGCCCACGCATGGCCTGACATACCTACGTCCGCCCACGAAATTGCGAACCATTGTGGACAAGTGGGACGGATGCGTGACACTTGTGGCGACGTCGACTACGAGACATGGCGAGGGGTTGTTGGAATCATTAAGTATAGCGTGGAAGGAAGACCGCTTGCAGATGAGTGGAGCGCAAATAGAGCAGCGACTGGACACAGCAACACAGACGTTGAAACAAGGTTTGAAAGTTGGAATGCTGGCCCTACCACTTGTGATTTTTTCAAGAGGAATAACCCCACCGGTTGCGAAGGATGCATACACAACGGAGTCATTAAGTCGCCTATCGTACTTGGGCGCATCGAGCCAACTCCCGCCGAAGCCATTGTTGAAGTCTTTGCCGACAACGAACCAGTCGAGACTGTAGTACCTGCTTTCCCTGAGCACTATGAGTACAACAATGGACGGATGCTCAGATACATAAAAGACAAAGACGGCATCCTACAGCCATATTCGTTTTGTTTATCTTTGTTTTATCCCATCCAAAGGATTCGTAAGTCCGATGGGACATATGCGTTTACTATTCGGATGCACTTGCCTGATAAACGGATTAGAGATTTTGAGGTTGATACTTCTGCAATAGCCGCAAACTCTGATTTACTGAAGGCTTTATCCAAGTATGAATTGATGCCAACCAACAACAAGGACGCAACAATGCACCTAACAGCGTACATACGTGATTCCATCCACAAGTTAATGAACGAACAACAAGAGACCGACACCCTCACGACATTTGGGTGGCGAGATAACATGAGTGGGTTTCTTCTTGGAGACAGGCTGTATCACTTGGATGGTTCAGTACGCAAGGTGTTTATTGGAGGTGGGGCGGCTAACTACAGAAATTCGTACCCTGTTCCACGTGGAACATTGGCTGACTATTCCAAAGCAGTTAACAGTATCTACAACAGACCTCATAGCGAGGCGGCTCAATTTGTTTTTTGCAACGTCTACGGTTCACTACTTATCCCATTTGGTGAAGACAGTTATAACGGCGCACTCGTGGCAGTCAATAGCGGGCAGTCAGGTAAGGGCAAGACTTCTGTATGGAAAGCGGCTCTGTATGGACTAGCAGATGCCAACAAACTGGTTTACGCTGGCAAGGATGGGGCAACACGCAACGCTAGATGGGCAGTAGTCGGAGTTCATAAAAACATTCCGGTTGTGTTTGACGAGATGACAGACATTGATGCGGCTGAACTCAGTAGTTTTGCGTACACAGTTTCTCAAGGTACAGACAGGGCTAGGCTTACATCGTCAGGCGGCAAGGTTGGTTTTGCCGAGCAGAACTTTTGGAAGTCTGTAGTTGGTATCACAGCTAACGAAGACATGCACTCTAAATTAGCCTCACACAATGCCAACACACAGGCGGAAGCAGTCCGCATGATTGGAGTTAACTTCTCCAAGTATGGTGTGCCAATCATTGACCCATCTATTGAAGTATCAGATGCTATTGACAAGATGCGTGAGAACTGGGGCAACGCAGGGGATATGTTTGTACGGTACATAGTTACTCGCCAAAAAGAAGTAGCAGACATGTACGCTAAGACCGAGAGCAAACTGGCTTTGCTGTTACCTGAGAGTGAGTATAGGTTCTTTAGAAGCCATGCAACCTGCACATTGGCGGCGGCTCAGATATTGATTGAGTTAAAAGTTATTGAGTTTGACTATCAAGGATTGCTTGACTTCACAGTTGGCATGCTCAAGGACTTAACTTCCACGATAACGACAAACAACATGACAACCCCAGCAGACGGTTTAAATCGAATGATTCGTGAGTTGAACAGTCGTATCCTTGTCACTACAGAGTACAGAGACTTACGTACAGACGGTAGAGGTCCTGAGGATTCGATGTCTAAGTTCATTGGAACTGTGGCGGGTCGTAGGGTTCTTGGTAATCAGAACTACAAAGACACTAAATACGTTGGGCGGTTGTTTATAGCCAAGAAGGAAGTTGCAGACTGGTGCGCCAAGAACAGGCTTGAGCCTAAAGACTTGTTGGATTATGCGATTGCAAACAGCCTATTAGTTACATGGCCTGATAAATTTAATATGGGTAGAGGTACGATATTCTCTACTGGTAGTTGTAACTGCTATGTGTTTGACTACTCTGCCATGGAAGGTACTGTAGAAAAGACCAGTGGTACAACACTTGCGCCAGTACAAACAGTTGCTGTATCATCTGCTCACTAACAGTTGCCAGTTGTTAGTGTTTTCTCTCCTATGGATGGGGTTTCCCCCGGCTAAACACCGGGGGGTTTTTTATTTACTCCAGTTTGGCAAACTATGAATAACTTGAGTAATTGCAGCACCAAGTACACCACTTGCGCCGCCTAACAACATCAACATTTTCCACCCACCCCTAGCTTCTGCCAGTGTGCTCTGAATCGCCACAAGCGTGGCTTTAATATCATTTATATCAGCCACAAGTTTATCCATGTCGTCCTGCAAATGTTTAATATCTGCCGCATGTGTGGCAAGTTCTCTAGCAGTTTGTATTTCAGTGTCCACCATAATTAACACTTCCATGCCCGAAGGCTTTTGTTGATACGAGAGTCTGGGTCGTTGGCTGTTTTATCAGAAGTTAACTTCTTTTTCATACCTTCCATTCTTGCACAGAATGAATCTTTACGAGGGCCGCCCTCAGGTTGTGGTGCTTTAAGTCCGGGTTTACCCGGATTGGCTTTGTTGTAAGAAGCACGACCCTTGGCATTTAAACCGCCGGATTCCGCCTTACCTTCTTTACGTTGCCAAGCAGGTGACTTAGCCATGTTTATTTTCCGTAGAAAATAGTTGTGTTGTAACCCGTAGGTTGCGTCAAGTAGCAGTCTTTTTCAAACAAGATACCAGCTCCGGGGATAACCGTATCTTGAATATTATTGGCATTTCCCGGCACATCAATCTCCAACAAAACAGTGCCGCCTGAACCGCCGTCACGAAAAGATAAGGTTCCAGCAGTGGCAGTGCCAAGGCAAGTCAAACCTTTAACATAAAAAGGACCAGTAAACAAAGTTGTTGTGGTTGTACTGGTGTGGGCTGCTTTTATTCCTTGCGGGTCGCTCATGATTTACTCCTTACTGTTGACTTACTGATTCGACAAAACGTCGATTACCTTTATTAAACTCTACACCACCAGCAACACGATTTTCTCGCTTCGTTGCTGCCATCGGTGCTTTTAACAATTCCGACATTGGTTGCCGTGTATATCCATTGCGTGTTCTTGCTTCTTGAAGTTTGCTCCATTCATTCATCGCATCGCTTGTGTTTGCATTGTCTCGTCTAGCCTTGATGTAATCACCTTTGATTTCGCTTGCACGTTCTTGGTAATATTTATCAAATTCTGCTACAACTTTCTGTGTGTACTGGCGGTCTGTTAAGGTTGTCGTTGGTAAACCAACGGCTTGGAACGCAGCATCAAACAAACTGATTTCCTCAGGCTTGAGCACTACATCCCCATTGCGCATTGTTACACCTTCTGTGGCAATTCGTCCAGCTTTTAATACGTTGGATACACCATTTGGCAACATCTGCTCAAGACCTTTGTAGTATTCGCCTTTACCCATAAGCCCCAAACCATCAGCCCATTTAAGTGCAAGGTTGGCAGACGGCCCCATAATACCTACAAGTGCTTTCTCTGCACCGGAACGACTGGTTAAATCTACGTCAGTAAACGGCAGGATAGAGAATGTATTACCCATACCCAACTTACCGCCTAAGTTAACGCCCATAGCTCCTGGGATCCCATTAATTAACAAGTCAGCCACCACTGGGTCGTCTATCATACGGCGCAGTTTGAACTCCCAATCATCGGGTTCATCTTCATCCCCAAACACTTTAGATAATATAGACGCAGCTTGCTGAGCAAGAGGCACACCTATCATGCCGCCAAGAAGCGCCATTTGCCCTGTTATAAACCCAAGCGAGCGAAAAGCCACTGCTTTTTCTTCAGCAGAGGAACCCTTGAACGCTGTGTGCAACAACTTGGCAAGCATGGAGATTTGAATAATTTGAAACCGCTTGAACTGAAGCAACACTTTACCTGCGCCTGATTCCATGATTCTTGGTGTATTAAACGCATCATATGAGCCGTGTGTGTTCGATACTACCTCTGCGGCATACTTAGTAGCGGCGGCAGTGTCATTGTTCTTATAACGCTCAAGGTATCCGCGATAGGCTGCAATGGCTGCTGTAGCACGGTTGATTGATTCAATACGATTATTAACAGCTTGTAGCTTACCCAACACCTTGGCAGTAACACCTTGGTCACCGGCTCTTACACGAGCGTCAGAATCAATACCAATATCAATTTTGCCCATACCAACAAATTGGTCAAGCATGGCACGAACATCAGCAGGGGCTTTGCTAAAGTCAATGTGGTCACTTACTCCAAGACCTTTAACCAATTCCATAGTGTCGCCGTATGCTTTCTTAATAGCACGAGCAGAACGGAAGTAACCTAAACGACCAGCCATGTAAGGCAGAGATATAACTCCAGTCTGTAACAACTGCTGTAGATAAAACGCTGGGTTGGTCGCTAAGTAATACACTGAAGACAAGCGAGACATAAAGTTAGCCAACACGTTTGGAGACTCATACTTCATGCTGTTCATATGACGCTTGAGCAACTCATTAAAATACGGTTGGGCGGATTCATGATTGCGGTTACGCTCAACACGCATCTTTTTAATGGAGTCAGATATGTCGTCGTTGTGTTTGATAGCGGCAAGAAAGTGAGCGTCTGAGCGGCCACGTGTAGCCAAGTTACGCATCATGTCTTTATCAGCGCCTGAGATGTTTTGACGTTGCATTAAAGATTTACGTGAACTGGCTTCTGATATTAAGTTCAGATACATGTCCCCAATCATGTTACTTACTTGAGTTTTAGTTTTTGGGTCAGCATCTGAGTAATCACGTTCAAAACGATTGCGCAGTCTTGCAAGCGCAGAAAAAGCATCACCGCCCTCATCTCTATAGGCTTCTTTTTCAAATGCCTCAGGCATGTCGTAGTTGCCCGTTGCGGATAGGTTAGCGGCTGTTTGCTTGGCTTCGCCAAGGGTTTCTGCAAACTGAACAACATAATGTACTGGGTTAGAACGATTCTCTGCTAACCATCCAACAGCCTGCTCGTACCCTTCACCTTTGTCTGCAAGTATTTCTTCGTATTGTTTATATTCAGCAGACTTGGCTACAGTCACATAGTCGCCATAACGTCCTAGGTATGAGTAAGGCTTGTCAATGTTCATACCCAACAACTTGGACTCACGAGCCAACAGTACGTTCTTTTCTTTTTCAATCTGAGCAAGGATGTCAGTATCCCCATGAGCGTTCTTTACACGCTCAGCAAATTCTTTGTTGATGGCATCCGATATTGCGGTTTGTTTTTCTACCATCACGTCATGTCCGTGTTCAAACACATCCATGATTACTTTTTTAGCAGCAGGTGGGAACGCATTAAAACGCTTTTTAAACTCAGGGTCAGTGTCAAAAAGCCTAGTGCTGACAAATTTCTCACCGGGGTAGTAGCCCCACTTCTCTTGCCTTGTGGAATCAAAAATATACGCATTGACGCTGTTAGCGCCTGTGCCTTTGAGTTCTTCGGGTAGTTTATCAAACCTACTTAATATTTTTTCAATTTTAAGTTCATGGCGCAATCTAGAAGCCTGCCGTGCGTACTGTGCGGTCAAATAATCTTGAGCGGATTTCATGTACTTGGTAGCCATACCAATCACGTCTTCTGTAATTGCTGACGCCAATGAGCCTTTCTTTAGCGCATTGGGTAAATCGTCTATTACTGTACGAGCCGCTTTTTGAGTTTGTTTTGGTAATGAACCTATAAAAGTTTCGGGGTCGAAGGGTATGCTTCTGCTTGCGAACGACTCTGGGGCGGCACCTCGGGGAGGGAGTCCAAGAACTTGAGTTGTCTGTCTATTACCCCCTTGGGCGTTACGATTACGGAACGAGAGGGTTCTTGCTGCTGATACTTCGCTCTTTTGGATTTGAAACGATTTTGAAGACTTGATGTCATTTATAACTTCCTTCATGAACGCTGCGGTTTGGGGGGCGGTTTGCTCAATATAAGCACGACCTGCAGGTGAAGCATACACAGCAAATACCTGTGCAAACAACTCACCTTCTACTTCTATGTGATTCTTTATATCAGGGAAAGCACTAATATCAAATGGGTATGCTAAAAAATCACCCCAATTATCGTCAGTTTGATACAAGCTAAACAGTTCCTTGGACATTTTACCAATTGGCGTTACTACACCGTCTTGTAAAGACACACTCATCTCAGGCTGAGATGAATATATACCGCCATGGGGGGCCATATCAACTGCATGTCCAATTTCGTGGATGGCAACTTGCGCTTCAAATAGAGGGTCACCTTTGGTAGATGCTGTATTTATTTGAACAAAATACTGAGAAGCACGTTCTTTATTAACACCTCTAGACACCAACAAGCCATCAGGTGCGTTTTCAGAAGCATCCTCAAAAGTTTCCCATCCGCTGACATAGTCAAGAGCGTTAGAGATGCCCAAATTATTGAGGGCTTTCTCAGCTTTTTCCATACCGCTGAGTTCGTCTGCTATGTTTTCAAACAGCATTGGTTTGCTACGACTTGCAAACTTTTCCTCTTTACCTAAAACAGTACGTTCTGCTTCAGATACTTGAGTTGCTGACCTAACAGGAACAGTTACCTGTTCTGTTTTAAGCGTAATACCAAGGCGGTCAAGTTCATCGCCTTTCACATTGCCAGTTATAAAGTTTTTCACTTGGGCTTGATTATCTGGGACGATAAACAACTTGGCACCATCCATCTGACTCAAATGGTTAGTAATGAGGTCTCTGTAGGTTTCTTTGTCTACGTTAATACAACCAAAAGAATAACGGAAGTCCCCAGACTTTTCATTTTTTAACGCAGCAAGACGTTGAGCAGCGTCTTTTTCTTTTGTCCAAACCGAGTGCATGATTGTGCCGCTGAATTCGCCGCCATATGCTTTGTCAAGAACAAATACTTTTCCAAAATCGTATTCACCAGCAGTAACAGCTTCACCGCCGCCCCTTGCGGCATCCCGCAGACCAAGGTTAAATAACCCAGCTGGAGTCACTCGATTTTTAGGAAGGTTGTTATCGCCAATTAGCAAGTCACCTTCTGCGGCCCCGTACAAAGTTTTTCTTTCCAGCAATAGCGAGCCGTCAGGATTAAACACATACGTGCGCCCATTGGGTTTGTCGGCAAGAACAAAGAATTTGTTGGCTTCAATCAGCTTGTCTTTGATTGCAGGGTAAATGTATTGGTACGCTTCTTTCCCGGCCTGGGACATGTTTTCAGTACCTTTGGGTAATTCAGCTTTGACTTCTTGCTGATATGTCTGCGTCTGCGGAACAAACACAAAAGCTTCTGGAGGTGTTATTGCCACTGGGTTAAAAATCATTGCTACAGACAACACACCAGCATGGATAGCTTTAATAATGTCTCGGATGGCTCCGGCTACTGCGTTAGCGCCTTTGGTGGCGTACTTGACTACGTCTTCCTTAACCTTGGTCATGAACTCCAAGGAGTCTGACTTAACACCGTAGTGGTTTTCAAGACGTTTGACTTGAGCGTCTGGCAGTTTGGCTACTTGAGAACCAACAGTTTCTTTAACTATTTCTTCAGCTTGAGGTGTTTCTTCAGCTTGAGGTGTTTCTTTTACTTCTTCAGTAGTTTCAACAGCGCCCAGTGCTTCACGCTTTTCAGCCACGATTTCAGTGCTAGGAGCCGTAACAATTTGACCGACAACGGCTGCAAGATTCGCTTGTCCACGGTTTGCCAAATCATCAAACCTAATTTTTTGGTCTCGGTTGAGAGTTTCATACGTAGGTAATTCAGGTGCAAGAGTGCGTAATTCATCCCATTGTTCCTTTGGTGTTTTTACCTCGACCGGCTTCTTGGTCTCAACTGGTTTTTTGGTGGTGGTTTTACGTGTTCCGGCAGGCTTTTTGGATTCGGTGTTAGTTTTGCCCACCTTTTTGCCACTTCCGGCTGGTTTGCGAACATTTCCTTCATCTGTGCTTTCGACTTGAACGGCATCGGTTTCTCCTTTATCAGCCGCAGCTTTTTCTGCTGCTTCAGCTTTACGTTCATCTTCCCGCTCAGAAGCGGCAAGTTCTTCACCAGTCAATTCTTCTGGCGTGATTTCAGCTTCTTCCTTTTTCTCTACGCCAGCTTCTTCAGCTTCTTTGGAACGCAGTTTTTGAGCTTTGTTGTATTCTTCATAAAGCGTTTGAATTTCACCAGAGTCTGCATCACCAATTTGTTCAAGCCTGTCAACCAATGCTGCACGGCGCGGGTCTTTTGGAGCCATGCCATCTAAAGAATCACGAATCTGGTCAGCTTCATCTGTCAGTTTTTCAATCTGGTCAAGCGCACTGATGTCTTTAAATACTTTTCCAGTCTTTAGGTTTTTGCGTGTTTGTTTAAGCGAATCAACATTACCTTGAGAACCACCAGCCGTGGAGATTTCCCCCATAGTCCGAGTGTCTTTGTTTTCGTTGTTTGACCCGCGCAGTTCTTCTTGTAGTTTTACATCTGTATTTTTTGCAGTGGGTTCTTCAATAACGTCGTCGCTAAGTTCAACAACTTCATTTCCAGTGGCAAATGAATTCTTGGCAGCGTAAAACCCACGCAATTGGTCAGGCCCAATACCATCAGGAAAAGCACCTGTTTTAAATTCAGCAGCTGCACGCACCACATCTGCCAACAAAGTTCTGCCTTGTTCACTTGTAGTGTCTATATACAACCCACGAATAGATCGGCTATCCACAAGACCCATTCGTTTGCGTTGCGTATCAATAGTGCCTGGTTTAAGATCAATTGGATTTTCAAGCTCAGCAAAGTACTTGGAAATCTCAGGAGCGGTCATCTGCTCCATCAAAGACATCTGAAGAATTTTTGCCCGAACAGCAGCAGGGTATTCATCCCCACGTGTAGTTTTGGGTTCTAACGCATTTACAAAAATAGCCAGAATAATTTCTGACCGTTTTGTTGGGTGGATATGCTCTACTGCGGTGCTGTAGAACTGGTTTGTGCCTGCTGCTGGGGCGTTTGTTGGAGTCCATTTGCGTCTGCGTTTGACAACTCGTTCGCCTGCCACGCCTGTTGAAACTGATTCAGAAACTCCGGGTTTTCCGGTTTGTTCTGGTTGTACACGAACTTGCTCAACTTTACCAACGACTCTTTTTGCGGGGCCGCGTGTTGCTGGTGGGACGTTTTCGTCAATGGCATATGTGTCTCCAAAAATTTGGCGAAGTAATTGGTTTGTATCTGGCGCAGGTGCAGTTAAATTTATTTGCCCCGTCGTTGGCTGACCACCAGAAATGTCGGGGGTGACACTGGTGCTAGGCCGTATTCCTTCTCCTGACGGCTGTCCAATTTGCTGGCTAATCGCTGTTCCAATGTCGCCTCCTGCCCCGACGGGTTGAATTTCTCCGGGCTGTAAAAGCCCAGTGAGTCCATCATTGTTTTGGACTGTTCCTCCTTGGACTGGTACTGTTCCCACCCCGGGAGTTGTTTGCAATTGCTGTTCATTTGACTTTCCTTTCGGTTTAGTGGTTTGTGATTCAATATACCCTTGAGTGTCGGTTCCAGTCAAGGCTTGATGAATAGCGTTAATCTGTTCAAGCTGAGTGCCTTTTGCTGTTGAAGACAGTTTGTTAAGTATTTGAGCGGCTTCCTGCGTAGAATTAACATGCCCAATCTGAAACTTATCTGTGACGGCTATCAAAGCCTTGGTTAATTTTTCAGCAGAACCTATAGGGTTTGCGCCGTTGTAAGTAAAGCTAACAATTTTTCCGCCAGTTGTATCGTTGGCTTGCGCCACAGCCTTGGCTATTTCATATCCGTGTGGTGGAAGGGTTGAAAGTTTTAAAGATAACGCTGTACCAAATGGTGCAATCTGAGGGCCAAATACTTTTTGACCAAAGATGGTTAACTCGCCGCCATTCTCGGGATTAAATTGAGCACCGAGGTTGTTAAAGGTTTCTTCACGTTTGGTTTGTTGCTCTTGCGCTTGTTGCGCTTGTTGTTCTTGCTGAGCTTGTAGTTGGGTTTGCTGAGCAATAGGTGTAGTACCGCCCGACACAGCAGGAGGCGTGATAGGTGATGGCGCAGCAGACGGCGCAGGGGCTTGTTGCTCAGGTGGTACTTGTTGCTGTTCAATTAAAGGAGCACGACCTGCTAATGGGTTTGGCGCACCGCCAACTAAGCCCTGCATAATAGAAGCAGATAAAGTGGGTGTTGTGCCCGCAGCAGTCTGGTTGAATGTCTGTGATATCTCGTTGCTTGGTTCACTCCCAATTGACTGGTCTTTATTAGCACCTTTAAGCATGCTGTCGCCGCCAGTGGAAGAAGTAGATGGGCGTTCCCCAGCTATAGAGGAAAGTCCACCACGAATAACGCCGCCGCCTAGACCGCCTTTAATCATTGACAGTCCAACTTCGTTACCTGCTTCTGCGGAAGTTAAGTCTTTATATGCGCCGTATCGTTCTAATTGAGTTTGCGCTCCTTCAGTACCAGCTTCAATACCAAACCCAATAGCTGTTTGTTTACCTACTTGTTTACGTAAACTTGTACCGGCTTCACGAGCAAGAATGTCTGAACCATGAGATAAAAATTTATTGGCGATTCTTTCTGCACCAAACGCTGTATCAAGTACAGCAGCAGCCCCACCAGCACCTAAAGCACGGGTTTTATCTTCAATACCTTGGTCACGTTGTTCTTTACGAATGCCGCCATATTCTTGAGCTAAATTGCTTAAATACGCAGCAGCACCAGCACCTACGTTTTGCCCAATAGCAACGCCAGCAGCAGTTCCAGCTCCGGGGATAGCCGAACCAATCATTCCGCCTAGCGCTCCACCAATAACTCGTCCACCAATACCAGCAGCAATAGAAGTTCCAACTTGAGGAACAACCTCACCTACAGATTCACGTAATGTTGTAAATGGATTACGAATTGCTTCCTCAACTGTATTAATCTGTGATGGGTTACGTCGAGTAACACCCGCTCCATACTGCTCAAGTGATTCCCCTGTTTCTGGAGCGCCAATATCTTTAAGAGTAGAACCTACAGACTCAATAACTTGTCCTGTACCTCGTTTAACATCAGAAATAAATCCTGGTTTATTTGGAGGAGGTGGATTTATGTACGCATCCCAATTAGTTCCTCCGGAAAAACGGTCTTTATCGTCTCCCGGTTTTGCTACTAGGTACGAATCCCAAATGTTTGGCATGTCTGTTCCTTACTTTGGAATTGCCTGTTGTGTTGAATCTAATTCAGCCCACTTTTGTTTAGTCTGGCCTCTAGGACTAGGAGTGTATATAAGCGCTCCTCTAGAATTTTTTTCTCTAATAAATTTTTCTTCTGTTGGAATTGCAGCAGTGGCAGCAGTTGGTGTAATTGGTTTTACCCAGCTTAGTTCTGTTTTATCTATTTTACTATTGGGGAACCGAGCATTAAATGAATCAACATCTGCACCAGTCATTTTTTTACCGTCAGGAAATATTCCATTAGAGACTGCAGCTTGTAGCGCAGCAGGTGCAAATCCTTTATTTGCGTAATAACTATCTTTAGCAGCATTGATGTCCGCCGGTTTACTTCCTTGTTTATACAAATCTTGCTCTATTATGTTCCATTGAGCATCAACTCCTGATTTATCAGGTTTCTTAAGCGCGCTAATAATTCCAGTTATGTCACCAGTTTTACGAGCAGCAGAAGTTGCAGCAGAAAGAAGTATCCCTTGCCCTTTAGTTCCTGCTTGTTCTTCAGGTGTTAATTTGGCAAATTCTTCAATAAATGGTTTCATTGCTTGCCCAGCTTCTCTATTTTCTGACGCAAGTCTAATCATGTTTTTATACAAGTTTGCATGCTCATTAGAAGCATTGCCGGCGGCATTTGCTTGGTTAGCTTGAGCTCTAAACAAGCCAACATCCATTTTTTCTTTGAGTTCTTTTTCTGATACCGCCACTTGTCTTCCTTGTATGGCAAGTGTTTTTTCTTTTAAATCCTGTTCTTTATTTTTCCAATAACTGTCAGGTGATGAAGAAGCCATCATTAGCCCCTGAGTTTTTTCAGTCAGCATTTGTATTGTATTTATATCAAGCGGTAATGTTTGTTGTTTACCGTCTTTATCTGTTAATAAAACTGTTTTTCCTCCTAATGCGCCTTGCACAACTTTAGCTGTTTTCCCATCATCTGTTCCGGGAAGTTTGCCTTCGTTGTAAACATCTTTAAAAAATTTATCAAACACAGGTTCTAAATCACCTTTGTTTTTCTTTATTTCATCCATAACAGCATCTCGAAATCCAAGAGCTGTTTCTTGTTTTTCTGCATATCGTTCACTGCGTTTAAGTCCTGATACTTGCAACCCACCAATTTCTGCTGCTTGCGCTTTTTCTGGCATGCCTGCTGCATATAAGCGTTTAACATATTCATCCCTTGCCATGTCTTTTGTCATGGTGGGTGCAGCTGGTTTTAATGCTGCCATTTCTTCTGGAGTTGCTTGCGCTCCATACTTACTATATGGAAATGCTTGTTCTGTAGTTTGCTCGCCTTCGCCTTCGCCTTTAACTAACATTTTTCGTGTTGTGGGGATTGCAGCTTCCCGGTCTGCAGCATACGCAGCTATTTGCTCCGGTGTTCGTGTTGCATTTGCACGAAGTGTATCGGCTAATTGCGCACGGTCATAAGCATCAAAACTGGCGTCTCCACTTTTTGTATCTAAAGCCTCAGCTTGCTGCGCACCAATACCAGTATCAGTTTGTAAATCACCTGTTAATGCCGCTTTGCCTACACGCCCATATGATTGAGCAGCGGCATCTTTTGCGGCTTGGACATCTTGTTGCCTTTGTTGAAACTCTTGCTCTTGCATGCGCAAAGCACGTTCCGCACGTTCATCTGCTTTTTTTCTAGCTTCGGCATCTAAACCTGCTAAATATATAGGCGCAAAAGCACTTGCAAAACCTTGACCAAAACTAGCCATAATTACACCACCATTGAATAGTTGACCATCTTATAGCCGTCTGAGCCAATCAAAACAGCCTCGGGAATTACACGTTCTACTTCATGCGCCATAACTCCAATACGTCTGTGCGAACCGTATTCATTGTGGAATTGTGGTTTGTATTCAAACTCATACAAGTTAATACCGTTGTCTAGCTGACCTACATGTTTTATATTTTGTTTTGTTCTTATATCTGACCTTAAGGCTATGCCAGCGCCCACGCCAACCATAGAACCAATTCCGCCCCACATAGCGCCTTCAGCTTGTTGTTGAGCACTGTACGCACTAACGTCAGCATTGTATTTACCAACACCAATTTGCCCAACGCTATTCCATCCAGACATAGCAGGAGCAACACCTTTACCTAAAGTATCACCAGCTGCTGCGGCATTATTAAATTGTGTCTGACCTGCGGCTACTCCTGTACTACCAGCACTTACGCCAGTTTTAACTGCTGTGTCGGCTTGGGCAGGAAGTCCTGCATACATGTTGTACACGTTAGCTTGTTTAGCCAAACCAATATCTTTAGCCGCTTTGCGAGTTTGATTTACTGCTTGAGACTCCATAAGCGATTGATTTATAGAATTAGCATTTCCTAACCCCATAGCAGTTCCTGACGTTGGGTCAATACCATAAGAACGATTGCGCATCTCTAGGTCTCGTGCTGCGTTTTGAGACGCAGTGGCTACATCTGATTTGGCTTGCCCCGCCAAACGTTCTTGTTCGTCATCACTGTTATACAAATCAGCGTCGGCTTTAATCTTTTCCATTGCAGGAATGCCGCCTTCTTCGTATCGCTCTCTGTCTTTTTTAGCATATTCCAACTGCTGATTCATAGTAGCAGTGGTAATGTCATACATACCCTGCGAGCGTTTTTCTTGCTTATCTTGCGCTTCTAACAGCTTTGGATAAATATCCGTCTTAAACATATCCCATTCTTCTTTGGACAAATCCGCAAGTTGTTTTTGCGCTAATCCAATATTAGGGTCTGGTGCAGGAGCAGACCCGCCGCCCTTACCCCAAAGACGTGTAAGTCTTCCTTTTTCACCTCGTTGAAACGCCAATTCTGGCAGCATTTCAAAATCATGCATTCTCATGGTTTAACTCCAATCCAACGGCATTCCTCACGGAGCATGCCATAAACTAACATATCTTGTCCATCAGTAGATGCTTTGCGCATACAACCTTCCGGTTTCCATCCTAAACTTTGTACAAACTTTTTAGAGATTTCGTTGTTCATTTTTACCAGTGCTGTTACTCGGTTACATTTAAGTTGGACAAAAGGATACGCAAAAGTTGCGTATAGAAACGACCTTGACAACCAATCTTTACCTGGAACTGCCGCAACATTCATACAAATTGACGCCTTTGAATACATGTTATACACCACACCAGCAATCAACTCACCATCCCGCTCCAAACCTATAGCTATGCTACCTGGCCCAAAATCTGTCTCGTCTAACCGTTCACCAACCCATTTCATTACTCTTTCGTCTTGACCGTAAACAATTGACTTCATGAAGGCATATCTTAACCAGATTGTTGGATTCTGGAAAGGATTAAATTGACTTGCGTAATGACATCTGATAAAGAAGCCGTGGTAGGCAACGCTGTTAGAGATACAGACCCGGGTCTTGCTCCAGTTATTAACTCCACATTTGTTTTTATAGGCGCAAGTATTTGAGCCAATTCTTGAGATAAATTACTGGTTCCGGGTATAGCAGGTTTTTTCATATTTGTTTTAATTCCCCCACAGATGTAGCCATTTTAAAAGACCGTATTGGCGCATTTCCGGTTAATTTGATTTCCCACACATAGCCTTTTTTGCTGGAAGGTAACCGAGCTGGTTCTTGGGATGTAAATCCAGTACTATAAATGTCCACATAATCCGCAATTAATAAAGCCTGTACGTTTCTAGTCTCAGCTATGTTTGGAATGGGTTCTAAAGTACTTCCGTTTAATAATAAACCATTAAGTAAAGCCCTGTTAAGAGTGCTTTTTAAAGACCCGCCAAGAGCCCAAAGTGCTTGATTGGCTGCAACAATTTCGGCAACATGAGCATTGTACGCCGTGGTACTGGAAATGTATTCCCAGTCTGCTTGCATTTTTGCAATGCCAAAATTAGTGGGTTCGGGTAAAACAAACTTCTTTGATTTCCATTCAAAAAACAAATTATTTACTGGGTCTGCGTCAAGTTGGTAAATATAACCATCGGTAGGACTAACAACATATACGTTTGCTGTTGTGCGCTCAACAAAAACAGCCTGCGCCCCTGTGTCAAGTGTTATTAATGGGGGGTTATCACCTCTAGTTAATATCAAGGCTTTTACAGTAGCCCCTATGGTGTAAAAAGCAATATACATGTTTTGATATATAGCCGATACAAAAGTAGTCGGTATATAAGTTTGCCACTCATCTCGAGTAAACAAAGCCCTGCTAATAACGTCTTGCGTTCCGGGGGATAAAGATACAAGCCCGTTGGGGCTGGCATACAAAACACCAAACTGGTCGCTAACAATTGATTTTTTAGACACACAAGGTTCGGGTATGGAAAGCCGTTCTTGAGTCATTGCCCCTGGTTGACTACCGGTAATTAAAAACGGACTTTTTGATGTACACACTACTAGGGTTTGCCCGAACACACCAAGCCCAACTATAGGGGCATTAACCGTCAACATGTAGCTAACAGGCCACGCATGCGGTAAATACGGTTCGCAAAACCATACTTCGTTATTTTGAAATCCCGCCAATATTCCGTTTGGCATAGACACAAGCCCTTTTAAACCAGCAGGCGGAGGTGTGTAATAAAGTGATGGAATTGCAATTCCAAGGTTGGCTGCTAACACCGCATCAGAAAAAGAACCGGACGCCGCACCCGTAGAAGGGGTAACAGTTACTGTACCTACATACAAATAGTTAGCCGTTGTACCGCTAGATACTGACCTGTAAATTCTGATGGCAGTAATGTTGTACCCAGCCGATGTTGTAGGAGCAGTACTAAACGCACTAACTGTTACAGAAGCATTAGGCTCAACTGAAACAATAGTTGTTGGCGGGCTAGGAGCAGATTCTTCAAGAACTGCCCCAAATGTGCTAATGTATGTATATACATACACTCTGTCTTCATGAATAGTTCCAGAGCCACCAACTTTAGTAAGCGTTGGAGCTGCTGTAGGAGAAGGAACCCCCATGTTGTATTCTGTATCGGGAAATGGTTTTACGCCTGTTTCACTAGTTGTGGCTAAATTCCAATTAGTTTTCTTTGGTGCTGTGCCGTTAGTGTAGTAAATACGATAATCAGTTGAATCAGCTACAGGGCTGGCGACTACATCCACGTCAACAGTCCATTCAAGCCAAACATACGAGCCAGTATTTGTATTTTGAAGTTTGTAAATAGTTTGTGTATTTGTCGTATTAGATGTCACATACGAAAGTACAGGTTGACGCCAAGGGCGTAATTCCCCTGATTGAATTTTTAAATTGTTTGCAGTTTGCGCTTGATTTGCTTCAAGCAAAGTTGGGCCAGTGCGGGGGGAAATACCCGAAAAATTTTCAAGTTTGATAAATGGCATTTCCGCCCCCTATAAATTACTCAGCCGCTGGCTCGGTAGTCTCTTCTGCTTTCTTACGTCCACGTTTAGTGGTAGCTTCGGGCGCAATTTCTGCAGCCTCTAATTCTGTCAACATGGCTTGTCCTTCGGCGTTTAATTGAAAAACACCGTCATCATAAGTACCAAGTTTTTTTCTATCACCCATGATGCCATGGATAATAATTCCAGCACAGTATTCTGCGCCTGATGCTTCTAGAAATTGGTCAAGTGTCATTGCCATTTTAATTCTCCATTTTGTTAAACACAAAGGTATTGTATAGATATTATGAAATAACAGCTAGAGCTTCCATTGTGTGTTTGATTCTGTCGTCAAGCCCAATTGTGCCGCCATTTATGATTTTGGTCAGGCGTACATGGTCAAGAGCGTCAGCTGGGGGATTGCATTTGTGAGTGCTCCAAAACCAACCGGCTGTGAGTAATGCGTATTTAGGAGTTCTGACCAGTTCGGGTTGCATTACAAAGTCAACGCCAAGTGCTTTACCAGCGTGAAAGAAATTTTCGTGCCCGGTCAACTGAACGGCTCCGGAGCCGCGAAACCGATACCCGTCCCCAGACTTTTCATCTCTGTTCCCCATACGATTGCTGTAAACCATATTGGCAATTTTCTGTGGATTTTTTTCGTAGGCATTCGCAATCTCTAGCGTAGGAAAACGCTTGGGCCATAATTTCATTAAGGTGGCGGCTCTGTAGTTAAGGTTTTCCTCAAAGACTCTAAAGTTCCCGCACTCGTGCCCGCACTGTCCAAGGAACGCAGCTTGTTGGTTTTTACTAGAAATTCCAAAGCGTTCAAAAGTTTCGTTTAGCGGGTCTGCTAAATCAGGGTTAATGTGTAGTTTAGTTAGCTGGTTAGCGTTTAACATTTATTTTTTCCCTCACTTCGTTGTAGGTTGAGATGCAGGCGTTGAGCTGCTGGGTGTTTCGGTCTCCTTCGATGGCGAGGGCGACAATAGCTTTAATAGTCTCTCCGTAAGGGTCGGGTCTTGCATCTTCCCTATTTCGGGCGGTAGCGGTGGCATCTGTGGTGGCTGGTACGCAACTTGGGGTCGGGAGGCGCAAGCGACCATCATCGACAAGCTTAGATATATCAGACTGTTTTTTAGTAATTTCATCATTGGCTTTCCTCAACGCATACGATTTTTCAGTAACAGATTTGTTAAGTTCCTGCTCTTTAGTACGGGACTCTTCGTTTAGTTTGGCAATCTCGGCCTGCATCTCAATGTTTCTGTCATCCCATCCACGATGGTGTCCATAGAAGTATGTAGATGTAGCAACAGCAATTGCACCTAATATAAACCAAGGATTAGGTAAACCTATCATTTAACACTCGCTCTTGCTTCAGCAGTGGCTTCACGTTCCGCTTCGTCTTCTAAACGTGGTGGTGTTGTGGGGGGTGGGGGTGGTGTCCATGTCTCATCTAATGGAGGATTAACCCATGCAGGTAATGCGCCTGATGAAACCCACGTTGATGTAGGCGTAGTAGAAGGGGGAGGAGTAGGAAATGTTGGAGTAGGAACAGGGGTTGTGTTTGTCATTGACTGAGCAATTGCTCCTACACCCTTTTTACCAATGACCCCGCCAATTCCACCCACGATGAGGAGCACGATGTCGTTGAGCATTTTAGTATAGGCTTGGTCTATCGGAGCCATGCTTTTGATAGGCTGCACAACAAACGTAACGCTATACAGAAGCGCAAATACAATACCTGCCAATATGACGGTGACCATAATGACCACAAACGCCCATATGCGGGTCTCTATTTCTTCACTTGTTAGTTTTTGCTGATGGTTCTGGTTCAATTTTTTTCTCCAATACAGGGGCTACAAGATATTCTGGGCAAGTTTGCGTAAACAAACAACGCGGCTTTTGGCACTCAGGTAAATTGAAATTGTCAGGATTTTGACAAGTATAGCGATACCTGTCCTCGCAAGCCGCCAGTAAAAGCAGAATTAACAGGTATTTACTCATTTTCCTTTTGCCTTTCCTTTTCCACTTTACGCCTGAGTTTTTCAACTTTTTCAATTTGCATTTGGGCTTCCTTTTTAGTCTGTTGAATATCCATATACATGGAGGCCAGCAGAGGTAGCATCAGCGCAAAAATAAACGCACAAATAATTACGATAACAAGGTTCATATTTACCACCCATACCTTACCTTCCTATCAAGAACGATGATGTACCACGTAAAAGCCATGACCGAGAACACAAAAAATACAGCCACAAAATAGATGGTGTTGTCCTGCATTTTACTGACCATCTGCTCTTTTTTGCGTTGAGTATCGCGTTTCTTCTTTTCAATCTTCTGCCGTGCGTAATCTTGTTCGTTAATAATTTTTGTTCTCATCGCATGGCATTTACTAAACAACGCCCCCAATTCCGGCGGGCTGTTATAAATCATTTCCCACTGAACTTGCTCCGCCAATTTATCCATCTGCTCTTGAACCAAGACACGTTGAAGGGCTGACTCCATGAGTGTCTGATTTGGGTCATAGACTGTTCTAGATTTTTCTTCTTCGTCTCGAATATACTTTGAAAGCTGGTCTTGTAAACGGAACAGCTTAGACAGGTTTTGCGCCAAATCAGCGTACACAGTGTTTTCATCTGCTGGTGCAACAGATTTTTTATTGCCAGCAACAGGTCTAGGTTCAACTGGAACTTCAACTTCCACTTTTTTAGTGAAGAACCCAAGAAATCCGCCGACCTCTTTAGTAATAGTTTTGACTTCGTTAAAAGTTTTTTGGGCATCATTGATTGTCCCCTTAACTTGTTTATATAGTTCGCATCCCTTCCTGATGGCTGCCACGCAACCATTTGCCATTGCAAGTAGGGTAAGCGGGTCCACATCTACGACGCTTCAGTTTTATATTGCATAAATATTTTATGCACATTTTCACAAATACTATCGTACGCATCAACATCTGCAATTATTTCGGGGGGAACAAAGATTTTCCCCATTCTGCTTTGCGAACTACGATTGTTACCTATTTGCACCGCATATGTAAGGCCGCCTGATTCTTGCACTTCATAAACAAGAGCGTACCTAACCTCGGGCATTGCTTCTAACTTCTGTATTAGTTGTTCATACTCCATGCATTACCTCCGATTTTGCGTATACCTCTACGCCATTGACTTCGATGTTTTTTTCGACGGCAATAATTTTGACTGGAAATGATTTCTGTTTGGGTGTGGACTCAATGTGCTTAAACACGTCCCCCCAAATATCAGCACGTTCAGGTGGGAGGTCTCCACCTTCAATAAGGTATGGGACAAACCCTTTTGTGATTTTTTCAATCGCCAAAGAAAATAATGCAACATTATCGCTATATGCGTTTGCACATGACTCTGTCCAATTTTTACCCTCAAGGAACATACAACTGCCGGAACACAGATGTAGTACAGGACAAGCAGCGCAATGTGGTCTGTTTCTCCAATGTGTTGCTGTAGTTAATTTTGCTTCATCAATTTTAGCCACAGTGCCTATTAAATGACTTTCCCCATTAAATGAGGTTTCTACTGAGCTTGTGTTGTGGCAAGTAAGAATGTTGCCCCGCAAATCAACAGCAATAATATTTTCACTGTCCATGCCACATTTTTGTCCTACTGAAGTAGCAGGTTTTTGTGAATACACATTATTAATAAATGAATCTATTTTCCCAACAATTTGTTTAAATCCAACATCCCCGCTGGTTGAGTAAATATCATTAAACGCTTGTTTACGAAATGCGAAATGTTTTGTTTTTGTATCTAATAAACTTGCAAATCCACCTTCATCATAGGCGTCGACAATACCGCCCTCACCAAGAACTACAGATGGGTCATCTGTTAATTTTATAAACCAATCGTGTATTTCTTTTCTGCTGGTATTAGAAGCGGTAAGCATTGAGTTAAAACTTATGCGCCCCATACGATGCATCTGTTTCCAAAAATCTAGTATAGTTTTCTTTAGTTTTGGGTCATCAAATGGGTCAGGCCCTCTTTGATGTTGTGCTGGGCCATCATGACTAATGGCTACAGTAAAATCATTTGTCATAAGCCAGTATCCTTTTTCTGGCGTAAGGAGTGAGCCGTTTGTAATCATTGAAAAACGAGGTTTATTTTTCCACGAGGCAAATTTTTCTTGCAGGGCTTCGACAAGCGGAACTAATGTTTTCCAGTAAACCATGGGTTCTCCACCCCAAAGCTCGATTTTTAATCCTGTTTTTTCGTCAAAATCCAATACGTTAATTTGTTCAATAAACGACTCAACATCTTTTTTACTTGTTTCGGTAGGACGTTCAACAAAACGTTGCGAACAATACCCGCAACTATAGTTACATGACAATCCAAGTTGGATTTTAATAATTTCTATTTTGGAAGATTTTCCACGTGGGTCAACTTTACTAAAAGGAATAGAAGTTTTAAATTCTGATTTTTCTTTTGGGGGGTCATAAAAAATATGCCCGGTTTCTGTAGACAAAGCGTTTGTTTCGTTATCATAGTCTAGTATTAATTTTTTCCCATCAGAATTCAATGTATGAATTTTAAATTGCATTTTTTTCCTTGGTAATAATCTTATACACCACAAACACCACAATCACCCCCGCAAACACAATCACAAGCACAATCACAATTGCAGTTATATTTTACATTTGTGGTTTGAGAGCAATTATATGTACATGCGCAGTTACAATTACTTTGAAACCAAGAACGAGCATCACAGTTAGAACAATTTATAGTAGCTAATGTGCAATTTACACATTGAAGGTCGCCCACACAATTAGCAGCAGAAGAACAATTTGCGTTGTTACAATTACCGTCTTGATTACGCTGATACCATGCTTTACTATAGTAACCATTAAACGAATTTGATTGCTGACCAGTTTTTGTATTGGTACGAATCCAATCAAGGGTGATAGACGCAGTCGATGTTAAACCAGCTTCTGTATTGAAGTTGGAGATTGCAATAGTTCCAGATGTGGGTAGCGTCATGTTACAGTTCCATATCCCGTTACGTTTCCAACTACTGTTAAATTACCTGATGAATCTAACATTGCTTTCTTTACACCGCCATATGTGAAGTAGATTTTTGTACCTGATTCTGTAATTGTCCAGTTAGTAGTAGAAACACTACCCGCCGTTCCTGATGTATTACCTGTGACATTGCCTGTTAGATTACCAGTTACGTTACCTGTGACATTGCCTGTTATAGGCCCAGCAAAAGCCGTAGCTGTTATTGTGCCTGTTGTATTTATGGCTGCAGTAGTGGTTGTTACTCCAGAAAAGCTATTTGCCCCAGTAAAAGCGTTGTCTTTATCCAACTGAGCCATGTTTGTAAGGCCGGCTGCGGTTACACGAACTTCAAGTTTATCGGCTGCTGCATACGCACGAGCTGTTGTGCCTTCTTGCGCTCTAACTACAGTAAAAGTATCGGATGTTCGACTAGTGACTTTAATAACTTCCAAGTTATTACTTGAATCTGTAAGAGTGGCGTAAAAATAATTAGACGCAGAAGTAGCGGGAAACAACGCGCCTTGTCCTGTCGTTACAGTAATAGATGTAGTCGAAGACGAGATTGAAGACGCCAAAGGCGCAGTGGCATTATTTGTAAAAACGACTGGCATGATTTTTCCTTACTTCAGATTTCGAAGTTTATACAAAGTACTTAAGTACAATGCAACAGACTCATCAATCAGATTTTGTATCGCAGTCTGTGATTTGTCAACAGCTATATACCTTAATTTCTCAATGATATCAAGGTGTTTTTCAAGAATATCGTCAATTGTACCCGTAGCATCATTATCCAACATTGGTATTTTGTCGATTATTCCAAACCGCCCTTGATATGCTTCGGCTATAGAGTCAGCCAGCCCTACAATTTCTTCATAAAAAGTGTTGAGCGCCATGTGTTGCGAAAATGATTTTGTGCGCAAATGTTCTCTGTGCGCAACCTCACGACTTAAGAACATAACGGCAATTAGCCGCCCTACCGTTTGGTTCATGACCACTCCTTGTTATACATTTTCATGCTGGCGTTTCTTCAGTTGGTGGTTCAGATTTGATTGGCATAATTGATTATCCAACTTTACTTGTTAAGACGCAATTAAATTACCAAGAAGTAATGATAACCAAACCATCACCACCATCCCCGCCTCTGCCTCCAGTTGTGCCAGTAAAGCCCCCCCTCCGCCTCCGCCCCCACAACCGTAAGCACCTTTGCCCCCTTTACCACCAATATCAGTCAAGCTTCCTGTGGCACTTCCACCTGCACCACCACCTCCACTACCACCAATAAACATCATTAATTTAGGAAGTATTTGAAAACCATTACTCCCGTTTTCACAGGCAAATTCAAATATTCTTTTCATTCAAATCCTCGTATGCTCTTTCGGAAACCTGTTTCAAGGTTTTTAGCCAATTAAGTATGGAAAGTTCTCCTTTTTTGAATTGGAGAGACTTTTCGTCTTGAATTACAGATATATTATTAAGGGAAACTATCATGTTGTCAATATCAATTAATAATTCCTTCCAACCCTCAGATGCCATCATCGAGAATCGGTCAGAATAATATTTATCAAGTTCGGGGGTCATGCTGGAGTTTCCTCAACAGGCGGCTCAGGAATAACAGGAGCAGTCCAATTAGACCCATCCCATGTCCAACCAATTCCTATTTCATCAGGCGCAGGAATACAAGTTATTCCTTCAGGGGGTTGCCACTTATTTGTGTCCCCATCCCATAAAGAAACATTCTCAACTACACCATTTTTAACCATTGCGTATCATATCACCATGAAGTTATTATTACCAAACCATCGCCACCATCCCCGCCTATGCCACCTGTTGTTCCCGTAAAGCCACCCCCTCCGCCGCCGCCACCACAACCGTAAGCACCTTTGCCTCCCGCGCCGCCTATGTCAGCTATTGTGCCAGTTGCTCCGCAGCCAGCGCCCCCGCCTCCAGCGCCCCCAATAAACAACATCATTTTTGGAAACACCTGAAAACCGTTTGAGCCGTTGTTTCCTGCTCCGCCTCCAGCAGAACCTCCATTAGATATTGCGGTTGCAGGCCAACCTGCAATAACAGTAGTCACTCTTCCGCCATTGCCACCAGGGCTAGTTGCAGACGCATATCCGCCCCCGCCACCCCCGCCACAAGTAATTGACCCTGTTGTTGGATAAGTAATACTACTACCCGGATTGCCGTTAATTCCTCCGCCAGCACTACCCGCCTGTCCAGCAACACCTACAGATCCTGTAGCTGTAGAATAAAAAGTTCCTAATCCAGCTAAAGATTGATTTGATAAAGCAATAGTAGAAGAAACGGTTCCCGCCGTTCCACCTGCTCCAGCGCTACCAGCGCCACCACCATTGCCAGTACTTATATTTAACAAGAAAAGATTGTTATTAACATCATCTGGATAAATAGCTATGTAGGTAGGTCCAGAAGTCGTTCCACCAGAACCAACTGCTCCGCCAGCGCCACCTTTCCCAACTGATACATAAAGCACATCAGGCAAATCAGCGGCTAAAAAGAAAGCACTAGCAAACCCGCCTGAAGCTCCTCCACCGCCGCCACCTGCTGCACCTGCACCGCCAGCGAAGCCGCCGCCACCACCGCCTGCTGCACCAAGAGCAAAAATATGAATAAATCCAGCACCCCTTGATTTATTCCAAACCGCCCATCTTGTACTACCTATTGAATTGGTATAAAAAATCTGCTGATCTGTTTTTTGATTGTTTGGTAAATTGTTTAAATCAAGCATATATCACCACGAAGTTATTATTACCAAACCATCGCCACCATCGCCACCTCGACCCCCTGTAGAGCCTGTGAATCCTCCGCCACCACCCCCTCCTCCGCAACCATAAGCACCTTTGCCACCAGAACCTCCTGTGAGTCCTGTGTTACCAGTAGCGGCTTGACCCGCTCCACCTCCACCGCTTCCGCCATAAAAAAATGGTAAATTTGGCATAGCCTGCACTCCATTTGAACCATTTGCCCCAGCAGTTCCTGCCGATGTTCCACCAGCCGCAGTAGGTTGAGTTGGGAAAACTGGCGCTGAAGCAGGCTGAAGCGCTCCACCAGAACCACCCGGACTATTTGCACCAGTAGCGTAACCACCGCCACCTGACCCAGCTGTAACAATAAGCCCACTAGTTGGTAAAATTAAACTTGTACCTACTCCGCCATTATTACCGCCAGCACCACCAGCTTGTGCGGCAATACCTAAATTTGCTGCGGCTGATCTACCGCTTTGCCCTAAAATTGCCACATACGAATTTGCAACCGTACCAGCGCCGCCAGCAGATCCGCCAGATCCTCCCGCAAGAGCGGCATTTCCACCTCCTCCGGCATTTGCATAGCAAACTGTATTGTTTGGAACCACACTTTCATAAATTGAAATATATGTGTCAACGCCGGTGGCGCCATTAGAAGAAGCTGTACCTCCTGCGCCACCATATCCAACAGCCACATAAAGCACATCAGGTAATGCCCATGCAGGAAAAGTAATAATTGTTTGAGATGAAGAAGCTCCCCCACCGCCACCACCAGCAGTTCCTACTGCCGCCGCACCAACAAACCCTCCACCTCCACCTCCACCTCCAGCAAGGCATAAAATTCTTATAAAATTAACGCCACGAGGTTTTAGCCATGCAATCCAAGTGCCGCCTTGTGAGCTAGAGGTGGCATAAAAAATTTGCCTGTCAATTTTTTGATTTGTGGGTAAATTATTAAGATCAAGCATAAATCACCATGAAGTAATAATTGCAAGACCATCGCCACCATTGCCGCCATAACCGCCAGATGATCCGGTAAAACCACCGCCTCCGCCACCCCCGCCACAACCATATTGCCCATTACCGCCTGAGCCGCCATTTAAACCTGTATTACCTGTGGCAGCTTGACCCGCTCCACCGCCCCCAGCGCCGCCTGTGCCAAATGGCAAATTTGGAAACATTTGAACTCCGTTAGAGCCATTACTGCCTACCGTTCCAGCAGCTGTTCCCGCAGTTCCGCCAGAAAGACCTGTAGGAAAAAAAGTATTTGCAACTCCATTAATATTTCCGCCCGCGCCGCCAGCAGAATTTGCGGCAGTAGCATAACAGCCACCTGCTGCGCCGCCTGTAGTAAGTGAATTTGTAGGAGTTATTGAATTTCCCGCAGAAACAGTAGAACCAGTAGCACCTATTTGTCCAGCAGCACTTTGACTTCCAGAAGTACCTGAATAAAACGTTCCTATAGATGCTAAACAAGCATTAGGCACGGTAGTAGCAGGGCCAGCAGCACCAGCACCACCAGCACCAGTACCTCCTGATCCAGAAAGAACTGCATGAATTACGTTATTGCCTGTAGTAGATGAATATATTGAAATATATGTATTTATACCAGCTGATCCAGCGCCTGCTACAATTGATCCAGCGCCACCTTTTCCAACTGATACATAAAGCACATCAGGAAGCATCCAAGCGGGAAATAATGATGAAACATACGCACTACCACCGCCACCCCCGCCTCCAGCTGCTGATCCAGCAACTGCTCTTCCGCCACCGCCGCCGCCTCCTCCTCCGGCTATAGCCAAAATAGAAATAAAATTAACGCCTCTAGGTTTAGCCCATGTTGCCCATCCTGCTCCAGACGTTTGAGAATTAGCGTAGAAAGTCTGCTTATCAACCTTTTGGTTTGTTAAAAGATTGTTTAGGTCAAGCATTAGTATGCGCCAGCAATTACCGTTGGTGTCCAGCCTGATGCAAGAGCCGCCGCCGCAGAAATACCAATAACAATTCTGTACCCCGCAGGTAAAGCAAAGTTTAATGGATAGTCAATATCAACCGTACCAGCAGTTGTTGAAGCAGTTGTAGAAGGTAAAGACAATTCACCATAAAACGTGTTGTTTGCCGCAGTTGCATTAGTTGACCCGTTGTTTATATAAATACGAGCAACAGACACAGCATTTGTGCCAACAGCTTTAAAACGAATACGTTGTACAAATCCTCCATTAGTTGCATTAGCCGTGAACGCTACTACGTTGTTTGCGCCTGTACCAACGTAATCAGTAACAATTGATGTACCGATAGCTGTTCCTAAACTTACTGCCCCTGCAAGTGAAAAAATTGGTGCTGTATTTGCTGCCATAAAAACTCCTTTAAATCATGTTCCAGCCTTGGGCTGTTGTTACTACTGCGCCTAACGTGACTCCGCCTCCGCTTCCAGTTGAATCAATTTGGATTGTCCCTGAACCGTTTGTAACTGTAATTCCTGTTCCTGCCGTTAAGGTAGCGTAGGAAAAACCTGTTCCGTTACCAATTAACAATTGACCATTTGATGGGGTTGAAGCATAACTAATAGCCAATGTACCAGCCGCTGTAATTGGAGAGCCTGAAACAGATAAAAAGTTAGGAACAGTAGCGGCTACGCTTGTTACTGTACCAGTTCCACTAGCAGAAATCCACGATGCATCTGTGCCATTTGTGCTTAAAACTTTTCCACTATTGCTTGTTTGAGATGGCAATAAAGCGTTTAAACCAGCATTTGCTGTTGTTTGCCCCGTACCGCCATTAAGAATAGGTAGTGCTGTGCCACTATAAGTAATAGCCAATGTGCCACTTGTTGTAATGGGTGAGCCAGCAACGGATAAAAATGATGGAACTGATGCCGCTACGCTTGTTACTGTTCCACTACCTTTATTGTTAAACGTAGTCCAGTCAGTAGAAGTAAGGTAACCGCTTACAGAAGTAGTTGCGGCAGGCATAGATATAACTGGAGTTGCACCGCCTGTGGATGCAACAGGGCTTGTCGCAGTTACCGATGTTACTGGTGCTGTTCCACTTGATGCGGCAGTTATTAAACCTTTGCCGTTGACTGTAAGAGTTGCATTTGTAAACGAACCAACATTGGTGTTTACAGTTGCTAATGTCCCTGCGGCAGTCACATTTGCCGAACCATCAAAACTTGGGCTTGTGTAAGCCAAATCGCCTGTAACGGCTATTGTTCTGCCTGTTGTTAGCGTTGCGGCTGACCCTGTTGTATTTTGATTTAATGTTCCTATTGCAGTATTGGTAACGCTTGTAACTTGTCCTTGAGCATTGGTAACGAATACTGGAACACTACTTGCAGAACCATAAGTTCCCGCAGTTCCTGTACTTGTAATTGAAAATTGATTTGTTGTAAGCGTTAAACCTGTGCCTGCGGTATAAGTTTGAATTGCCGCAAACTGAACAAAAACAATTGAAGTTGTACCAATCGTAATAGGCAATGGAGTTTGTTGAACCCATGAAGTATTGGCATTAGCCGTACCATTGATAACCAAAACCATATCGCCTTGGTCAACTTCGTTTGTTCCTGCTCCACTTGTATCGTAATCAGTTGCCCTAGTTAAAACCCAGTTTGTAGAGCCTGAACCTTGGTTAGTTACTGTATAAACACCATTTTGCGATTGAGTAGATTGATTTTTAACTAAAACACGGGTTGCATTAGTAACATCTGTTGCACTAAATGTATATCCATCAATTGCTAATGTGGCTTGTGTACCAGCATTGGTTAAAGTTGCTCCAACGCCACTTGTACCATTGCTGTAAGTAACAGTTCCTAAACTTGCAGTTGTTGCATATTGTGCGGCAGGATGAAAGTTAACTCCACTTGCAATTGAATCAGCATAAGACTTGTTAACAATGTCTGTACTTGAACTAGGAGCAGTTGATATTGTTCCTGTTGTCAAAGTAACTGACGTTATGTCTGTATTTGCTCCGCTTTTTGCGGCACTTAAATTAGACCTTGCATTTGTATCATTTGTAGCCCCTGTACCGCCATTAGCAACGGCTACTGTTCCAGTTACATTGGCAGCATTCCCACTAATGTTTCCAGTAACCTGAGAACCGGGCAAACTTAAAGAACTTAGTGTTGTCAACGTGCTATTGCTTGTTGCCGTAATGTTGCTTGCCGTACCTGTTGTATTTTGATTCCAAGTTGGAACAGTGCCTGACAATTGAGAATAAGGTAAACTCAAAACGCTTAATGAAGTTAATGTGCTATTACTTGTTGCCGTAATATCGGATGCGGTTCCCGTTGTGTTCTGATTAAGAGTTGGAATATCTGCCGCAACCACCGCTCTGAATGTTGGAACGCCAGCAGACCCATTGGGGGCTGCTAAAACATAATTAGCAGTCTTAGATGCGTAAGGATTTAAAGTATCTCCATACCCACTAGCCAAAGAAATTGCGGGTGTTGTGCCGCCACTTGAATTAACGGGAGAAGTTCCAGTTACTGAAGTAACAGTACCACTACCAGTAGCAGCAATACTTATTGTGCCGTTACCATTTGTAATAGCTATTCCTGTACCTGCTGTTAGTGTTGCTTTAGCTAACGTATTACCTGTTGAGTTTCCAATTAGTAACTGACCATCTGTATATGTTGTTTGTCCTGTACCACCATTAGCAACAGCTACTGTTCCAGTTACGTTTGCAGCAGTGGTAGCAGTAGCAGCATTTCCGCCAATTGACAGATTTGCAACTGGTGTAGTTGACGCAACTACAAGAGGCGCAGTCCCCGTTGTTGCTGTTGATGTAATTGTGGTAAATCTTCCTGTACTTTCGGTTGTCGCACCTACACTTGTATTGTTTATTGTGCCACCGTTACCAGTCAATGTAGTAACTGTAAGCGCAGGTACGGTATCTCCCGACTGAATTTTGTCAGTATTTAAGTTTGTGAAGTTGGTATCAACTTCCGTATTGGTAAGAGGTGAGCCTTTACCTGACCTAGTTACGATGGTTGACATTGTTTATACTGGTTATGACGCAGTAATTGCCCATGTAATACTCATTGCATCTGAAGCAGATTTATTGACTGTGGAAAAAACTGTACGGCAAAGCATAGTTCCTGCACTTGCTGCGTTAAATATTCCAGCTTCGGTTACTGCCCCGGTTCCAGTGCCGGCAGGAAAAGACGCTACATATGTAATTACGTTTGCCGCATTTGTGCCGCTTGTTAACGTAACACGAGAAGCAGAAATTGCTGTTTGAAGCGCTGTATCTCCAACAGCAGCTGCTGTTGTTCCAGTACCTAGCTCCATGTGGCTCATAATAGTTGCAGAAGTTCCAACCATACGAGAAGCAATAAAAGTTTTTCCAGCTGTTACTACCAAGTTTTTAATTTCTCTGGAATCTTTTACAACTCCGTCGTCGCCAATAATGTCAATTTTAACATTACCTGTGAATTTGATGCTATCGTGAATCATAAATTACTCCTAACTAAAAAGTTCTATAGTCGCCAACATAAAATTCAGCAAAGTATGTGATGTCACAATAACCTTGAGAATACAGTGTGCCGCTATCAGCCAAAGAAACAGAATCAAAAACGCCTTTGTCAGTTAATATAACTGAATCATCAGAAAAAGAAACTAAATTGTTTGTGTAGTTTGACGAAAATAATATGTTTGGGCCATCTACATCTGACATATCGTTCATAGCGAACGCATCTGCTAATATTTTATCTACAACAAAAGCTGTAGTTTCGTTAAATGTAACAGTCTCAAAATAAGCTGGGCTTATTAGTTTAGTAACTGTATCGTCTAAAGTCACAGAATCAGCAAGTGTAACCACTCTAAGCACAAGCACAGTATCAGAAAACGATATTGAATCTGTTGCTGTTTTGCCAGTATTTATAGAGGTAGCGTCAGTAAAAGTAAACAAATCTGGAACGGCAACTTTTGAAAGTGAAAACGCTTGTGCATCTAACATAGCCACTGTGTCAGGTATGTATGCGTAACGACCAGAGGTATCTAAAAATGCATTAGAAGCTAAAAGAATATAGTCAATTTCAGATGCTGGGTATACGCGAGACAATGCAACAACAGGAGTTTGCGCAATAGCAGAAACAACAGGGTTTTGATGCGACTCTTGAATTACCGGCGTGGCAATTGAAACGCCTACTCTTAACTTGATTGAAGTTGTTGTAGACGCAGCATTGACGCGAGTAATTTTTGCTGGCATCAGAAATCCGCTCTGATTTTAAATTTTAAAGTATCGTAAACTGTTTGGATTGTCCCATCAGAAAACGTAATTTCTATCTCACCTTCATAATCGCCTGCATCTCCTGACAACATAGCCGGAGCTGAGGAAGGGTAAAAAGTAACCTGCCCATTAGGACCATCGGTAATTGACCCAGTAACTGTAGCTTGTAGTGTAGTAGAACCAACAGCTCTAAAGTAAAGTTTTACAGTTGCGCCCGTAATATTTATAACCGCGCCAGTTGTGTCATCAGTAATATTACAAACTAATGATGGGCGAGTATCATCTTTTACAAGTTTAATTTTGTCGGTCATACTATCCTCTGGAATTCAATATTAATTGACGCACGAGTGAGTCCTTTGTTCACACGAGTACGAACTTCAGATAAAGAATCATTAAACCGCTTTAAGTATTCCATAGAAGTTTTTAAATCATGATATGGTTGATTCGGGGTATTGTACAAACGAGCACGAGCACCGTAACCAATATACTCAAGAAAACGCTCATAAATATCTTCGTCCACTGCTGTAGAAGCTCGACTAGGAGTTATAGCAGCCCTAATTTTTAATTTACCTGGCTCTGTATTAGCTGGTTTTGGGATAACCGTAACAATTTGTGATGTTGTTCTAAAATAATAGTAAGGATTACCCTCAAGTTCCCGCCAATCAGTAGCCCTATAAATTTGTGTTATTTGTTCTACAGATTTTGGAATTAATAATGCGTCACCGTACCATGCTTCAACAAGGTCAACAATTCGATATGTCCCATCAGTTTCCAAATCATATTCAGATATTCCAGCAATCCCTGCTAAAGGGTCAAGGTTTACTTGTAGGTAACGAGTTTCTTCACAAAACTCAATAACAGCATTTCGAATGGCTTGGATTGCTACCACCTCGGGCACGTCCCGAACATAAGGCATAACTTCGACCAAAAACTCGTCGTATGCGATATCGCTCATGATATTGACCCGGGTATGTTAGGATTTCTAGGCAATAAACTTTGTTCTGGGTTACCTTTAATTTCAGATTGGTCTTTACCGCCTACAGATGAAATAAAGGTAGTTAAATACCCTTGAGCTAATTGCAAACCCGGAGCATACTCTGCGTCTTTACTACAGGCGCGATACAAAATGTAATCAGTTAATGACATCTGATACACATCAAATATAGGAATAACTTGCGCTTCCGATGTCAGATTTGTAGGTTGCATTGAATAGTTAATTTCAAGGTAATTTGTTCCAGTACTAGGCGGGTAAACATAATACGCCGTCTGGTCTTGAATATCATAAATATAATTTTTGGTTACCGTACTAGTTGTGTCGGTATGCCAGTCAGGGTTAAACGCATCTAAAAGTTCACGGGAAACTAAACGAACTGCTCGTCCAACTGTTGTACCTGTTGTTCCCATGTTTCTGTAGATACCTAATAACAACCACCCGCCCGTGGGAAGTGTTTGTCTTGTTCCTGATGTTAGTAAAACCGCACCAATTGTATTGGTCGCTGTTGGTTGCATCAAAACAATTTGACGTAATCCGTCGTTTAGCCAACCCAATAATTCGGCACGAGTCCATCGCACCCCAGCAATATCAATTAACTGAGTTGCGGCTTTATCAATAATGGTACCTGCGGTAACTGTTCCCATGTTCCCACTTTCAAATAATAGGGGCCGAAGCCCCTATATATTAAGCACCTTTAATGGCAATCCAAGTTGCTGCTGTGTCAGATACCTTAATGAATTTGGTAGCTGTAACAGTTGATAGTGAATAAGCAGCGCCTGCGGAGCCGCCGTTAATAACACCAGTCGATGCTGTTGCAGAACCATAAACCTTTAAAGTAGCAGCTGAAGTGTTTGCCACAATAATTGTATCGCCAGCTACGCGGTCTGTAGGAAGGGTTACTCCGTCCGTTGTACCAGCTGAAACTGTCGATACCACGTTTACATCAGCAGTCAAAGCCGTACCAGTTGTAATGGTAGTACCAGCAGCAGCAATACCAGTTGCCACAGTACCAACAACACCGGCGGCTTGAGTGCCGTATAAACCACTAATCACCAAGTCATTTTTCGTAGTCATGTTTTTTCCTTTAGGTAAGAAAAGCAGGGCTTGCGCCCCACTTAACAATTAGCCTGCGACTTGCAAGAGAGCCAAGCCTTTAGCTTGTGCAACTTGAGTGCCGTAAACATTCAAACCACGAACCAATGTACCGAAGTCATTGGGGTTTTGTAAAGATTCAACTTTAGCAATTTGTGATGCAAAAGTAATGGCAGACTTATGACCAGCGATAACAGCATGACGCTTGAGTGCGTTTGACACAGAAGAATCAGTAGCTGTATTGGGGTTCATGTAGCTCTTACCAACTGCGGCACGTGGCACAAGGTTAGAAACATAAACTGTGAAACGGTCAATCACGCCAATCTTGCCATTGCGCAATACGCTAGAAGCGTCGCCCATGAACTGAGCTTGTGCAAGGTTAGATTGCATCAGAATTTGACGTTCTGTAGGAGTAATGATTAACCAGCGGTCAGTTTCAGGAACGTTGGCTTCGTCCAACACGCTTGACAAAGCTGTGATGCTTTGAAGAATGTTAGAAGCAGTCAATGTGATTGGGGCTGTATCAATACCTAAATTGAATGAACCAGAAATCGCACCGGCTGTAGCGCCGAGGTTAGCTGAATCGCCTTGGTTAAAGTTTGAATACAGAATGTCTTTGTCAATCTGAATCTTCATTTGCATAGCAGCGTCATTGGTGAACATGTCCATCAATTTAGGCTTTGCTTGCAGTTCAAGAACGTTGTTGACGTTTACACCAAAGTATTTACCTTTGTTAATAACCAAAGAAATGGTGCTAGGAGCAGGAACTTCATAAGCCAAGTTTTGACCAATGCTGTAACTGTTAATTGTGATTGTTGGAATCGTATTGATAATCACAGTGTCGCCCATGCCGGTGATGTCACCTTGCCAGTCGGTATTAGCAATTTCGCCAAACACGGTGGCTGCATAGAATTTCTGAGCTAGTTTTCCAGACCAGAGGGCAGGGATGAATGAACCAGAATAGGCTGTGCCGGAGTAAGCGGCTGAACCTGCTGGGCTATAAAAAGCTGGTGAGCCACCGCCATTTAGGGGGTAGGCTGCTGCTGCGGTTATTGTTGACATGACATCTTCCTTTTAAAAAACTTTGATTTTGGATGCCGCCATGTCAGGGAACTCGTTACCGAATTCTTCCTTCGACATATGCGGCGTTGATTTCTGCTTCCATTGTCGCCGCCTCTTGTTCCGTCAAATGCCCTTTAATCCATTCGTTATAGAACTCCGAAACTTCATGTTGTGTAAAGATTCGTTTTCCTTCGTTTGAATTACTAGGAGCAGGCGTTGAACGCGAGCGGGTCGGCGCTACTTGACTATTAAGATTCGGTACTTTTTGTTGGGTCTGTGGGGCAAACATGTTTTTATACTGCTTGAAGATTGTTGCTGTACGAGATGCGTCAGACGCCTCATAAGCATTAGTCAAAGCGTACTGCCTTGGTATCCCGTAAACGGGGTCAACCTCAGCTAACCATGCTAAGAAACCAGAATCTACATTCAAAGTTTCCCAATCAGGCACTTGCTGTGTTAATTGCGTCAAGAAACGGTCTTTATCAGACACAACTTGGCGGTCAGACACATTGCCTAATTTACCTTTTAACTCTTTAATCTCATTGATTAACTGGTCATTATGGCCTCGAACTTCCGAGACTTTCTGTTCAGCTGCTCTATCAATTAAATCCAACAAGTCAGAGCCAAATGCCTCTTTGTCTTGTTCAGTGATAAGAGTCTTGGCCGTATACGGTTGTGCGGGTGGCTGGGCTTTCGCAACTGCGTTTTCAGCAATGAGTGTCTGCACTTGCGTGTTTACTTCTCTAAGCTGTGAATGCAGCCTTGGAACTTCAGCGTCGTACATGCCTTTTAACGTCAGGTACTTACGTTCCCACGTTTCTTCCGGCACCGGCTTTGGTTGCGGCTCTTGCGAGACTGGTTGCTGCGGCTGTTCAGGTATTGGTACTGGGTCTGGGGCTGGATTTGGGTCAGTCTCCGTGTTATCGGTCTGTCCGGTCATCTGCGCTACAAAAGCGTCAGCATCTTCAACTTGTTTCTGAATCGCACGTGGCAATGCCATATCTCTATCTCCTTCGCTCCGACTACGCTTTAGAACTCCGACTTTACGGTCAGTTCACACACGCTTACGGTCTGCTACTTGATTAATGTTTGACTTTAAGCTCCGACTTAACGGTCTGCTCATTGTCTTCGGGTTTTGGCAAACAGAGTTTCCCCTTGTTCCACCATCTCAAGGATTTCCTTGAGTTCGAGTTGCCGGCCTTGCAGCCGACTCTTCATTTCTTCACCTGTGGCTTCGCCAAGTCTCTCAAGAGTCTCTTGACGTCGCTCTTTCAAAAATTCTACCAGTGGTTGCATCTCTTGGGAACGCAACAGTGCAAAACACCGTGCAACCCGATCATCAACACGAACCACTTACTTGCACATTCCGTCTGTTTTAGCGACGTCTGCTGTGTACTCTGCACCACCACGCATACCTAAATTAACAACGTTTCCATCATTACCGCCTGCGCCTTGTGTGGCTGGGCCTTTAGACATGCCTTCAGTTTTGGCAGATTCTTGAGCGTACTCTTTCGAGCGTGACTCCATGGGTTTGACTGCTTTCATGAGTTTTACTCCTTTGTGTGAATGATATACCAGAACTTACAGTTGTCAACTACTTATACCTTCAGTAGGTAAAAAATTGTTGGTAACTGGTGCCCCATTTTCTAACTGAGCGCCGGGGTTTTGTTGTGGAGGTGTTCCTCCAGGTTGTGTTTGCCCTGCTTGCTGCATCATCATCTGTTGCATCATCATCTGTTGCTGCTGGGCTTGACGTTGTTTTAAAACTTCCATTGGAGGCACAATGTGGTCTGGATTTAAATCAAGAGTCTTTGCCGACTGACGGAGTAACTCTGCAATACCTTCCATACCAATAACTTGTTGCGCAATTGGACTAGACAACGCAATCTGTAAGAACTGGTTCTGACGTACTTGAGCTTGTTCTTTTATAACAAGAGAAGCTGCACCTTTAGCACGTACATTGACATCGCCTTTGAGGTCTGGGTCTTTGCCGTAACGCATGTTGTAAAAATACAAACGGTCAATGGCTGGTTTAATCACTGTGTTGTCAATATTAGCAATAACTTGCTTAATAGATTTACCAGCATTAGTCATGAGCATCGACATACCAGAAGCAGTACGACCCGCACCACCTGCAGGACTATCTCCAGTCATATAACGTGGAATGCCTGTGTATTCGTCAGCAAGAGTTGCAAACTTCTCGTACACCGACATCAACTCAGCGGCTAAAGAATTAGGCTGATAAAACTGCATCGGAGCGGCTGAACCCGCCATCGGGTCAGATGTAACCTGCCATACCTTCCACGGATACAACTGAGTAATGTTTTCACCCTGAGGTAACCGGTCAATGTTGTAAACAACTTGAGGGCCTGAAGATATAGACATGTTGTTCACTAAAGACCGTGCAGCAGCGTTACAGATGTCTTGGGTATCACGGCATAGGTCAGCCACAGAATTACCCCAAAACGCCCCAGGAACCTCTTCGTAAGACGCTTTATAGTATGGTTTACGACCTAGCGGGTCTGGATTGATAACTGCTTTAATAACCCAATGACCAACTACCCAGCCTTCTATGGGGTAATCCATTAACGGGTCAGGAATTTCTTCCTCAGTCATACCCCAATCTTTTAGTAACTGCCCCTGCACGTTACCCCAAAACTGAAGCGCATCAATTAATTCTGACGGGTTTTGTTGTACACCCATCGTAGACTTGCCTTCAGCCGCAGCCTTGTTCATGTCTACATAAATCCAGTCGCGCAGTCCACCTTTACCATATTCTTCAAGCACACCACGTATCGCACCGTCGCTGTATCCTTCTACACCTATCATGGCTTGCAAATCCGCACGTTGTAATTTATGACGCTCGATTAAAAAACCATCGTCAATATCCGACGCATCGGCTGCTGGATAAAAATTAAACGGGTCAACACGTTCCCACTCTAGAGTTAACGTATCTTGTACATCAAGTACATACTGCCCGCCCTGCTGTACCCATTGCATACGTGGGCGCTTACGAACTACTGGCCCTTTCATAATTGCAGAGGGGAAAGTCGTAATATCGTCTAAGAATTCACTAAATGCTTTGTTCCAATTGCCTTCAAACAACTGGTCAGCCATCTTAAGTTCCATACGCTCAGTCGTGCGTTTAGCCACATCTTTTAAGTGTGACATTGCCATGTCTTTCATCTCTAAAAGACGCTCACGTACTTGCTGGTCTGTAGGAGGAGTACCACCCATATACATCTGCTGCACTTCTTGCTGTGCCTGCTGCATGATGGATTCAATCTCGTTAGGAGGTAAATCAGGCATCGGACTTGGCTCAATAGTCCAAGGTTTATCTTCCGCTGCTGTAACCAACGTATCTTTTAGCCAGCTAGACGCTGCTCTGCATTTGTTCGATGTGAGCATCATGTAAATAGTCGCACTGCCCTGCTCTCGCAACTGAGCTAATTTATCAGGGTCGTATTCACCTCTACGTGCTCTGACAGACTTCAACATTTTTATCTCTGAAGTCTGCTGTTTTGCCAGCATTGCTGACATCCATTTTTTGCGAATATATCCTGCAAGAGCCTGAACTACGGGCTGGGAATTGGCTTGCTGCGCTGCAGCTCTGGCCTCTTCTTGCAAAGCCTTAATAGACTTTATAGTGACAAGTCCCCCTGCCGAGATGGTTCCCGGCGCGTTACTGTTTGTAATGTTCAGGCCAAGTTGCATATGCTTTACGTGGGTTATTTAGTATCAGGGTATATCTCGTAAAACAATTTCTGTCAAGTCCACACGTAGTCGACTTTTTTAACTTCCACTGCTTTACGAGTCCAAGCATCTCCAGTCACGTTACCGTCTGCATGCAAACACGCATACTGATGCGCATCGGCAATGTGAGAATGCGAATTTTTTTCCGGTTTATCGTCTGCTTCACCGTTTTGTTTGATTTTATACCGATATCCACCACGAAGGGAAGTGATTAAATTTACACAACTCGGGTCAATTAGATGCCCAGGCTTGCCATCCACCGTACGAGTTAACAGCTTGTCAACTGCATTAACACGTGCCACAACACTGTTGGACTTAGCTGAAATGACCCTAAAACCCTCGGCTCTAAGAATATCAAACACGCTTCGCTCGTCAGTCTGCGCTCTTTGTTGTCCTGCTGGGTCTCCCACTATGAGCACGTTCATCCCCGGAAACTTGTTCGCTAAGAGCGGCTTTAACTTCTCTCGGCAAAACCTTAATGTTCCCATACCCTCAGACACAAGGTCCGCAAATGTTAAAAATCTACCATGCGCATCAATCTGATTTATCGTACACGCTGGGGTTAACCCAAAGTCCATGCCAATAATTAGTGGATGCGTCTGTAATTTTATGTAGTTCAGTGGCTGTTTCGCAACATGCGTATCTCTATCAAACGCTTTAAACACAGGCTGACCACTTAACGACTTACCAAATTTCCCGTGTACATAGACATCAATCCAATCTTCTGTCTTACCTTCACACAGATTCTCATAATACTCTACTGGTAAATACTGAACCCAATCGGCTTCTTGGCTAAGTCCTGATGGCTGAATGGTAACGTGCATGTTCTGTGGCGGCTCGGTGAGCGTCTTTTCCCAAAACGTATCAGCGTCTGGCGGGTTAGTTGCCCCCCAAAGTTTATGGACTTGCCGCCCCTCGTCGTCACAAGCACCCACACCATTCATCGTTTTGTCTGGGTATCGCCCCAATCTACCTGTAAGTGCGTTGTAAATATCTGGATTAATTTCTCGAAACTCATCCATAACACCAAAAGTAAGCTGCAAAGACAACAGACGGCGAACGTCATTAGCGTCATCAAGGCCACGAAAAAGAATTTCGCATTCAACGTCATCATACTTAAGAATAAATTTTGAGTTGGTTTTTTCAAGGATACCTGCCTCTCCGTCTGGATACCACTTAATAAAGTCCGGTATTGTCGTATCCCACAGCATCTGCCGTGTGTTACGTATAACAGCAACTCGACTACGCCGTATCCCATCAGGACTAGCTTTTATTCGTTTAGCCTCGTAGCCAATCTTTATCAATGCCGCCGTTGTTTTTGTTGAACCTACAGGCCCAACAATAAAATTTGAAAACTTGTCCGCTGTCAGGAATGGAACTACAGATACCGGTGGTGTATAGACTAAATTAGCCATCAATGGTTACGGGCTGTGCGCCCTGTGGTATGTTAATTGTGATACTAAACTTTGGTGCTGCATTATTAGACACTTCAGCATTTTTCGGTGCTTTTAACCCCGCCACGTCAGTGAGTGCTTGAAATACGCTTAACTTTTGCATGATTGTCGTGTCCATACTAATGGCTTGCTTAAACATCTGACTCATCATCTCTTCCGCCATCAACCCAGCTTTGAGTCGAAATGTCATACCGGTACGCTCAAACTCTGACCTCTGAGCCTGTACTGCTGTAATAAACGGAGGCCATTGCGCAAGCCTATCCCACTTTTCACCTTCAAAACCAAAGCGAGATGCAATAACTGTTGGGTCTTCTAACCCTGCTGCACACTCCCACACCAACTGCGGTGGAATATCCAATGTGACATGTGGCTCATCCGTTGCGGGAGAAAGCGCAAACTCCGAATACTGGTCTAAAGACTCCAGCTCATCCATTTGAGTTTGCAACATATTTTGCCAAAGCATTCCTAATGGTTTCAGCCATAGTCAGTCCTGTGCGTTTAGCTTCCTCACGCAGCTTATCTACCAAGGGTTCTGGTAAATGAAAGTTATAACGCTTCATTCAATACTTACCCTTTTTCATAGGCATACCTGATTTTTTCATCTTGGCTTCCTCCATCTTCTCGCCTTTTTTATACATGGCGGGTGACATTTTTTTCTCTGCCTTTTCTTCTTTACCAGTCTCTCTACCTTTGAAACGGGATAACAAGTTTGTGGGCATTTTAGCCATAGAGTACTCCTTATGTGATGGTGTGTATGGTATCGGTATATGCGAGGTTGTCAAGAGGGGGTGCAGTAATAAGCTAGTAAATTATAAAAGGTATTAGGTGTGGCAAACGTGTGTATGTACTAAATTTTTGGTCTTGTCATGTGCGTGGTGGGTAGAGTAGGCCGGGGGTCCGCATCCGATTGTCCCACCCCACCCCCTATACCCCTACCCCTATGGGTATGTTGTCGGGTCAAGACCTATAGTGTAGGTAGTGCATCATCACTACTGAGCATTGTTTGATTCTGATTACGAGAATAGATGCCTAAGGGTATTCTTGAATCGACTATCGGTTAGATGCGAGTTCTTATTATCGTGAGCGTCATTCTAGGTTATATGCGTCTAGCAAGCGTATATCGCACGGATTATCATACGGGTTAGTAGCGTATGCGTATTGTAGGCTGAAAACCAGTCGGGTATGTATGTTGTAGCGGAAAGCGGACTAGGCGAGTATTAAAACGCACGGAGTCGCACGGGGCTGACATGGCTGAAACCGAATGTAGTAGCAGTACTTAACTGAGGTGTAAGTAGTAAGAATCTACTCACTATCAAGGACTAAACTATCGTCAGGTTTAGCACGAAGCCACATCGTAATTGAATGGTGGTGAAGGTCACATTTAAGCCGATACCTAGAACAGCAAATCGGTGCTATCCCTCATTCGTGAGGGTTTTCTATTGTGTAGTGACAGTATGCAATACAAACCCTTAACTAACTAACTGAAAGAAAATCATGGACAATCAAATCACATACGCACCTGCTATCGTCAACGTACTAGGCAAGACTAAGGTCGAACGTCAAGTATCTGTCGTGAGTAAAGCATCTGAGAGTGCTCTAACTGCTTGCCTTGCAATGAAGGGCAAAGTCGGCAACGCTATTCGTGCCGAGGTATCACATACTGGACTGTTGAACGTGGCTAATGCTTGCTTCAATGCAAACTACAAACCACTGGCTGAGATGTTGGCAATTCGCTTAGGTGAGCCAATCGTAATCTCCAATCGTGCATCGTTTGAATCATTGCCTGACTTCTTCGAGGCTCGTGTCTTGAAGGCTCGCTTAGGTAAGAGCGAAGGTATGCGTACTGACAAAAAGACTGGCACGATGGTCGCAGGGTCTAAGTTAGCCCTTGAAATGGAATTGAAGTCAATGGTTACTGACATCATCCGATGTGTAGCCGAGGCTCATGCCGCCAAGAAAGCCGAGCAAGCAACTGCAATCGAGGCTTGAATCGAATATTCTGCTAGGTTTCCACAGAATATTCACCAGAATATTCAGTACTACAAAAAATAGCCAATGAATTCAATGAGTTAGCCAATTATGTAATACTGAATATTCAAATATTCTAATATTCTATATAAATTAGCCACGTATAGGAAAACGAAAATAGAGAATGTATATATATGTATCGCCCACAATATATACACATCACGCAAAAGGTGGCTGACCCTTTTGAAAACAGAGAATATTAGAATATTCACGTGAGTGCGCACTAACCACCTTGATTCTATTAACTTTCCCAGTTAGTAATCACTCACGAGAATATTCTACACAATATTCCACACAGAATATTCAATTCACCGAGGGCGCAAGCGCACCTATCATGGTCGCATCGGCGCATCCCTTTTTCTTCAACCCCGCTTCAGCCATAGGCTGAAGTATACAACTCTGATTTCCCCTGTCAAGCAATACCCGACTAACTCACTCAACTAAAGGACTAATCATGCGTCAAAAACTCATGTATCTCACAATTCCCCATGCCGACATGGACTACTTAATAGTCGAACCCAACTACACAAGCGATGACCACGAATACGTCTATGCCGTAGAGATGGACGAAAACCCCATGGATGACAACGACCCCGAGACCGCTTTGCGTGAATATTACCGCAAGATGCGAGGTTAGCAATGAACCAAGAGAAACTGATGATTGCCCTTGCCAGTGCATTAACTGTCGCACTAATTGTGTGGGGTTTTGATGGCGAAGGGTACATACACAAAATAGCGCTCATGCTCAGTGGATACTTTGGAGCATTGGCTTGCCAACATATAACAAAGGAGTGACATGGAAGACTACCACTTACCTATATGCACCCATTGTTATGCAGTCAGGGTCGAGCCACAGCGCAAGCACCTATCACGACCGACCTGTGCGTCATGTGGTGAGAAACTGGCGAAACAGCGCAAGCACACAATCGTGCCTATGCCCAAATCAAACTACATAGTAGTGACAGACTTGTCATTACTCATCGGACTTAACTCATCACATAAAGGAGGAACAACATGACCGACAACATAAGCGATT